TGCGAACCTTACTATAATAAGTGGGCTTTGTATGTCGCAATGAACAAAGCCGCTTCCGACCAGAACAGTGTCATACTGAAATGGATTGGCGATGATAAGGATAAATACCTTGTCGCTTGCTATGACCTTGCTTTGACTGACTTGAAGGACAAAGACCGTCCCTACTGGATTAGAAAATATTTCCATGTAGAAAGTAAATTCTAAAAATTTATTCTAAACGGGTGTTAGGGTGGTTACTGTGAAGTAGCTGCCCTATTTTATGGCGTTTTGCAAGCTACATTATTTTTTGTATATTCACTCGTAACTAAAAACAAAATGCCATGATAAGTTTAGGAATTATGACTGTCACGCAGCTAAGTTTAAATTTTACCGAAGCACTTGAAGACTTTCCTGTCATAGTGCGCAGAAGAATATGCGATGAAATAGGAATCATTGAAAAACAATTCGCAAAAGAGAAACTGTGTGGAGAGTTACAGATGAAAACTGATAATTTCATATCCCCCGACCAGGCAATCAAGTTTCTTACTAAAGCTGCCGGATGTGAATACACTTATGAGGACGGTTTATCTTTCAAGGATTTCGCTTCCTGTGAAGTTATATTCTACGATATTGATAAAGTTCCTCTGGGTTGTTCGTTCAGTATTCAGGAAACTATTCCGATGAAGAATACCGAGGATGCCTATGTTTTAATCTGTAAACTTATTCCGTATGCTTAAAGAAGGAATGATTGTTACCGTCCACCATGATTGTGGAGTTATTACGGGTCCGTACCGTATCATAGAAGTACAGGGTGACAACCATACGGAACCGTCTTTTTCCGATGCTGTCGAATTGGGTTCTGGTGCTCCGGAATCTAAGCCCCATTATCATTTGCTATGTAGAAAAGTAGGTGAGAAGTACGGTTTCTACCGTCTTATAGGTTATGACGATACACTGCAAGATGTATGGGGTGGTAGCCATTTGGTTATTGAGAATGAAATATCTATTAATTTTATAATACTATTACTACAATGAATGTCGAAGATATAGCAATTTGGATTCTCTATGATTCCTCTCATTATGTGGTGGGTTATGTAGGTGATACTCCCAGACGTTCCGGAGTTTACGCCAATATGCAATATATTCCACTTATAAAGGTTAATGATACGTATTATTACGTGAAATATGTGGATGGAAATGCAGTAGTGGACTACAATAATCCATACGAGTATGAGTAGGGATGAAATTGGGCAACAGCTTGTAAGTCAGTTTACCCGTTTACGAACATACGCAAAATTTCTATGCAAAGACCCCGATTTAGCCGAGGAATTGTTCCAAGACACTTGCTTGAAAATACTGGAGAACTATGATAAATATGAGGACGGTACATTTTTCGGGGCTTGGTCTGCCACGGTAATGAGAAATATCTTCATTAATGATGTAAGGTGGAATAGTCGTTACCATTTCGAGGACCTTACTCCTGTATCTGCCCGTATAGATAATAGTGGCGACCATCTTGTGCATGAGGAAATTCTTGAAACGGTGAGAAAACTCCCACCTTATCTACACGAGCCTATTACCATGTATATAGATGGTTTTTCCTATCAAGAGATATCCGACCAGTTGGCTATTCCTATGGGTACTGTAAAGAGCCGGATATTCTCTGCACGAAAAATATTGGCTTCTGAACTAGGTGAATACGTATAATCTTTATATATTTGTGAAATATAAATATTTTAGTCTATGGGTGCAGGAGTTGATAACAGAGGGCGAATAATGCAATGTATGAGTATTGATGTCGCCAACAGCGTTTCTGATTCAGTAGTTCAGACTACTGATTCTATAGTAAGAGTATATGCCGAAACTGATGTACGGCTTTGGTCGTTGGAAAAATCTGATTCTGAGGCTATGGGTGCAGGAGTTGCGATGCCTGCCGGCATGGTTGAGTATTTTGGAGCATTCCAAGGTACTTTTATCAAGGTGGAAGGTACTGCCGAAATTACTAACATAAGAACTGTGTGATGGAAATACGTAATAAAGAATCCTTGTTCATCATACAGGACGGTAAGGAATATGTAGTACGACAGGGAACTGTCGGAGTTGAACGAAAGAGAATCGTTTTCTTTTATGATACTACAAGAACTGCTGCTGTGGGGTACTCACGGGATTTCTGTCTTGACAGTCCGGATTTATTCTCTGTCAGTCGGAATCTTACTGATAAGGATGTTTCCTTGAGAGATGTGAAAAAAGTTGTGGAGAAACATCATAACGGACTTTCTCCCGATGTTTATGCAAACTTGTTGAACGATTTAGAAACTCTTTAATATGCTGGATAGAGGTAAAACTGATTACGAACTCGGAATTAAGGTACATAAGGAACTTATCACTAATGGGGTTGAAACCCCTTTGGAAGTAAGTGAAGCCCTTACTTCCGATGATAAGAAAAAAGTTATTTCGGAATCTGTCAATAATATAATGACTGTATTAGGTCTGGATATGGATGATGATTCACTTTCAGACACTCCGAAAAGAATCGCCCGTATGTATGTGGATGAAATATTTTGGGGACTTGATTATCATAATTTTCCCAAGATAACCACTATACAGAATAAGATGCGGTACAGTAGTATGCTTCTTGAACGGCATATAAAAGTTCATTCCACCTGTGAGCATCATTTCATTCCCATTATGGGTGAGGCTTTTATCGCTTATATTCCGAACAATACCGTTATCGGGCTTTCCAAAATTAACCGTATTGTAGAATTTTTCTGTCGTAGACCACAAGTTCAGGAAAGACTTTGCGAACAAATTTATTATGCTTTGAGTTATATACTTGATACGGATAACGTAGCCGTTCTCATAAAAGCGGAGCACACTTGTGTGAAGTTGAGAGGAATCGAGGATATAAATTCTGATACTGTTACCTGTCGTTTGGGAGGAGATTTCTATGAAGGAGAACTGAAACAGGAATTTTACCAAATGATAGCGATTGGATAATTATTAGGTTTAGGTTAATGATTGAAGTAGAACTTCTGACGTTGTTACTCCCCAGCAATCCGGCCGGGGAGTTTTATTTTTCATATAGTGATGAAGGTACACTCGGTACTCATTCCGTTACTATCAAAGGTGTTAGGGAAGGTTCTGATTGGTTTTTGTCTATACGTAGTGAAATTCCGGGCAAATTGTTATGGGGAGTGAACAGACACAAATTTTCAGGAAACTCCTATAATGCACTGGTCGAAGGTATAAATCTAGTCATACTTGATTTGGTTCGGGCTGGTTTACCGGAATATCATGTGCTACTTATCAAAGGTTGCAAGCGTTTTGTAAAGTCGAAATAATTTTGTACATTTAAGTAAACCAATTATTACAAACTATGTCACATTCATTAATTGACTTTGTACGTCCTGTAGAAAGAGGTTTGAGAGGAAATTCTATGTGGCTTCCTGCTGGTGAAAAATCACTTCCTGCTGGAGTAGCTATCTGTGCACTTAGAAAAAATACCCTTTTCTTTTTTGAAGTGGCCGAATCTGTACAGGTAAGAAACTCTCCGAATACAACTCCTGTATTTATTGAGCCGGGAACATTGTTTTCTCCGAAATTTGATGTCACAAAATATGGGTACACCAAATTCTTACTCTCCGAATGCCGGCTTCTTACGGCAATTGAATATGGACAATATAGAAAATTACCTTTAGTATGATTGAGGAACTAAATCGCATAACAACTACAAATCCCACTGTTTTTGGCGTGGGTGCTTTTTATGATATTACTCGGAGCTTTATAGTGCATTCGGGTGAGTACATATTATCTCAAACAGGCTCAAGCAAGTTCATGTTTGAACTGGCGGATTCTGTTGACTTGTCCAAGGATGGAACAAAAATGATGTTCCCTGTTTCTGGAAGCGTGGTAGCGATGCCGGATGAAGCGGACCCTCTCGAACTTATTGACGTTCCCAGTTTTCCTGTAAACTCATGCAGGTATCCTACCAAGGAGGAACTGGAAATATATAAAAATGCTCCTACGATATGATTACGGAATTGCTTATAGGAATAATAGCCCTTTTGGTAGTGACTGATTTGTTTATTATAATATTTTTCTGTAAATATGTAAGGTTGAAAAACCAAAAGGAGAATGAATACTATACAGACTATCTGCACAACAATTTAGTGCTGAGAGTTTTCAAGGCTGAGTTTGAATTTCAGGCGGTATCTTCCCTAAGAGTAACAAAGATACTTGATAGGGGAAACCTTAATATGTATTATTTATGGGTGTTATTTGAAAAATGAATATAAACGAAATTGCAAAGCGCGCTTACAAACGTGCACTCGAACGGGGCAAGATTACCGAGGTGTCTAGTCCTACTGCACAATATGCAGAATGTGCAGAAAGTCTTAAGGATGAATTTTGTGAACTCCTTGGAGCTTCCGAAGATACTTCTTCCGAACATCTTTCGGAGTATTCCGAAGTACAGGAGGAAATTACTGATATACTTATTGTCTGCCTTACTGAATTGTATCGTAGAAATGACAACGTGGAAAGAATAATAATGCGTAAAATAGATTATAATGACAAAAGGATTGATTGAAAAACCATCAGACGCTTCATCAAAGTTGGTGCAAAAGGCACTGTCTGACCAGCGTTCTGTAATTGAAACGTATTTGTTTGAATACTGTGAGAAAAATAACATACCGGAATCCGAACTGAAAGGACGGTTGGGTATCGTGCTTTGTGTTGAAGAGCATTATATAGGGGTTGTGAACTGTACTGAACCGGATAAAATACTTGTAGGGGCAAAAATAGAAAGCGTCCTTGGAGGATTCCATGTGTCCGTATTCGGTTCCGAAAACCTTGAGAAAGATTATCCTAAAACTCACTTTACTATAAAATACTTTACTGTATGATGGAAAGAGCTTTGACCGCAAATTATGTTACTGACTGGGCTGTTCTGGAAGAAGATTCAGTACAGTATGACAAGGAAACAATTCCTTATGTATATAAGGCTATATTGCATATACAATCGGAAAAGGGTTCCAAATATGAACCATCTGCCGGCGAAATAAACAGAGTGGTATCTTATATGAGAGCGTCACAATGAAAGGTTATTGCACAATTAATTCGGACGCTTCTGTTAATATTATTACTGGAGAAGCCGGTTATGCACTCTGGATTAATTGTGATTTAGTCACTGCAAAAATATGGGCGCCGTTCAAGAATCCTACTTGGGATTCCAATATTGCCGAGATATGGTCTGTAATGAACGGGATACACTGGGTGATAAAAAACAAAATCCCCGTTGAGATTCTTGTTATCAATGTAGATAACAAATGTTGCAGGGATATAGTAAACAGGAAAAACCATATATATAAGAATGAGGCGATTGAAAAATTGCGCATTGAAATGCAGACTATTCTTGATAGGAACTTTCCGTCTTACTATGCTAAAAACATACGGGGGCACATGGATATAAAACATCCGAGGTATGTTGTTAACAGGTGGTGTGATGAATATGCCCGTAAGGCTAGAATACTGAAAATCTGTGGGAAATCTGTCAATAATAAGACTCCTTAGGTTGGTTTATTTGAATTAATATTGTATATTTGCTCCATGTTTAAACAGTAAATATTATGGCCAATATCAATAGAGAAACCGTAGAACGTATGAGAGCACTTCTTGCATCATGGACAGTGTTCTACCAGCAAGCCCATGTATTCCACTGGAATATTGTCGGACCGAGTTTTAATGAGCTGCATAAATTGTTAGAAGAGTTGTATCTTGAAGCCGTGTCAAATTCTGATAGTGTTGCGGAACGAATCAGACAGTTAGGGTATCCTATTCACCTTACATTGCCCGAAGCCGCTTCACTTTCAGAAGTTGAAGGCTTTCAAGATGCCACTGAACCACGTGCCATGATTGAGGCTACTCTGATAAGCCTTATACAACTTACAAACTTGCAGAACGAAATTTATTCCTCTGCAAATGAACAGAATGATTATGTCACTGCGGATTTAATGACACAGCTAAGTAAATGGAATGAGTTGAAAAGCTGGTTCCTTACCGCATGGACTCAAGATAAAATATAGATAGTCTTTTAGTCGGTGTTTATCGGTGTTTATAAGTAGCTTTATTTACATTTGCCTTCCCAAAGCGTTGGGAAATTAGTTTATTTAGTTTATACAGGAAAAGGAGTTGCTTGTGAAAGTGGCTCCTTTTATTTAACTTAAAACTTACCATTATGCACTTAGAATCAACTTGTATAGATATGTCGGCAGAGAAAATCCAAGCCATATTGGAACGTAGTAAACCCATAAACTATAAATGGCTCATATCTAAAATACGAAAGCATCTTCCCGAATTATATTCGGATTTATGTTTGGACTTCTATAATCCTTATAAAAATCAGTGCCGGGTAACTAAAGAATACTATATTCTTGTACATTCGGCAATAGAGTTCTTTATTAGAAAACTTTAATAACAGTGGTATATGTCCAAAGTAAAAGTAGGAAAACTCAACCGTGGCGACTTGTTTAAATACAAAGGTGCGATATATGAGGTAATGTATATGACAGGTTGGAGTGTTTGTTGCAGGTATGTGAATGATAAGTGCAATTACGGTACTTGGTGGGATTATCATCTTTATTGTGATTTTAGTATTCATACAATTGTTGAAATATGAAAAAAATTACGTGCAATATGGCAGCTTATTAAAATTTGAATGAATTAAATAGCCTTGGACGGGCTTTGTAAAATCCATATTGATATGAAAAAGTACATTGGAACAAAATTAGTTCAAGCCACACCTGCAATTCGCAAGGGTGGAAAAATTTATCTACCTACTGATGCTATTCCAAGAACAATGGAACCAGTAGAAGAAGGTTATAAGGTGGTGTATGAAGACGGTTATGAAAGCTGGTCCCCTAAAGATGTCTTTGAGAAGGCTTATCACGTGGCTGATACCCCTCTTGACCGTATGTATATCGAATATAATGAGTTGATGGACAAACATAATAAGTTAGTCCTGTTTCTTGGTCGAAAAGATGCTGTTGAAATAGCTGGTGAAGATCAGGTTGCTTTAATGGAAAGGCAAAAAATACAGATGCACAACTATCTTATTACCTTGAAAGATCGCATTGAATTAATGAAGAAATAAATATTGGCTATACGGTGGTTTAATGTCTGCCGTATGGCTCAAATCGGAACAAAAAAGGAATAAATTATGCAATACATATTAACAGAACAAGAATATAGAGCTTTAACCCCCATTAGTGAGGTAGATAAACTCAAAGAAGACATACATCTTCTGAATGATAAAGTTATGGAGCTTAGTGAACATCCATGTGGAAGTAATGCAGATTATAGAAGTATAACCTTTTATTGCGATGATTGCCCGATTGGTGCATTTGGCACTGGAACTTGCACAAAGAGTCAACAGTATTCTAAATAACTCCTAATTAAATTATGAAACATACAGTAGAAGAAGCGGCTCATTCTTTCGCTGAAAGTAGAAGCAGTGGTAGTTTATTCCCTGCATATTATCAAGGGTTCATTGCTGGTGCAGAATGGCAGTCAAAGCAATCACCTTGGATAAGTGTGAAGGAGCGACTGCCAAAAGACTTTAAAACAAAACTAATCCTTTTAAAGAATGGGAAAGTTAGAACTGCTCTATTGGATTCAAATTATTATCCTCACAATAATGAATTTGAAATTATTTATTTTTGGCATGACAGAGAAGCTAATGAGAGTTTTGATTTGGAAGATGTCGTTGCATGGATGCCAATCCCATCTTTTGACGAGATACTCGAAGCGAACAAGGATGTACTTGAACGGATTAAAGAGAAAGGAGATTAGATATGAAAACAGAAGAAGTAAAATTAAAGAGATACTTTCCAAGTGAAGGTATGGCGTTAAAAATAAACATCTGGATGTATGATTATAGCGAGCACAAATTTGTTGACAGCGTTTCATACACAAAAGAACAAGGGGTTATAATTGATGAAAATAGGTTGATATCAATAAAAGAAGTACCTATGGAAGAGTATAATGATTGGATTAATAATACGCCCGGACTTGCAGTTTCGGCATTTAGTTTTTGAAATTATGAGAGGAAAATTGAAAACATCGTTTCTCGTGTCAGAAGATATGGCTCTTGTAGAAGGAGCGGAAGTGGAAATCGTAGATATTCGCTATGGGTGTGAAACCTATTATATGTGCAATATACCATCAGGAATCCGTATTCCTATTGAAAGTAATAAAATAGAAATAACTGATTATACACCTTTTGCAGATTGGAATTCTTTGAGAAGGGAATACGCATGTAGGGCAATGCAGGGTATTTTGAGAGTTTACTGTACTGTGAATGACCCTGAAAGATATGCACTTGTAGCTAAAGACGCTGTAAAATACGCAGACGCGTTAATAGATGAACTAAGAAAATAGCCTTTCTACATATTCATTTAGGGAGTTTGCCGAGTTTTATATAAGCTCCTTAGTCTTGTGTCCTACCACAAGACAAAAACCCAGTATCCTACTACTGGGTTTATACTATATAATTTGAAATATGGAAACAAATAGAGTACAAGTAAAATTAGTAGTATTCCCTACTAATAAAAATGAGTGGAATAATAACTATTGCAGCTATTGTCCTGCGATACGTGATTTCTGTGCAAGAGGAAATACAATTCCAGAAGTTATAAAATATGCCGAAATGCGTCTGAAAGAAGAATTACAAGACCGAGTTTCCTATAATACCTTAGAAAAATGTGGGTGGAAAGTATCTGAAAATTCAGCGATTCCTCCTATATTTGCAGATGAAGAGTTGGTGTTACAAACTGAATGCTGCTTTGGAATAAAAATAAGTAATTACCAAATTATAGAATTAGATGTTGAAGTTCCAGATAAATCAAGTCATAATAAGTTTGACGATTACGACCCTAATTTTAAGAGATTAATACAAAAAGCCATAGCTTATAATCCTAGAAAAACGAAAAATAAGAGGTAAAACCTTGTTCAACCACAAATTTATATTTAAAAGACTCAAATTGATTAGCCCGTTTTGTGTGTGAAACTAAAAATTTCCGCACAAACGGGTTTTTATTTTGGCTGTCAGGAAGAGAATAAGGGGTAAAAATGTGGTTTTATATGTAACTACACGGGAGAAAATGCGCGGAATCTCCGGAAACCCATTCGCGGGCTAATGTTTTAATATATATATAATACTAATAACAACTATAAATATATTACTTATAAGTACGTTAGATGTTGTTCAACCACAGCTATACCTAAGCGGGAAAGGTAAAGCAGCAGGGTAGAAAATTGGTGTAATTTGGCTAATTAGCGTGTTATTTTAGCTAGTTACGCTTATATTATAGAGTAAGATTGTCCATGTTTTACCGGAATTTCCTAGGAAACTACTTATTTTATACAGGAATATTGTCCATATAGGTGTTTTTATTACTCCAGCATAGGGAAAAACGAGGCTTACCTTGACAGAAGTAACTAGATTATTCTAATTACGGGTGTTTTTATATAGAATTAGGGTGTTTTATTTAATTAGATAGCTAATTTATTTAATTACGTGGCTAATTTTTATTTCAGGCACTTATTTACCTAATTAGAATCTAATTTTCCAACTGCGCGGATAAATTAATTGGCTGTTTTATTATATACTATATATAGTATTATAGACTTTCCTTATAGAATTACAGAATAAATTTATCCGGCGATTTGTTTTCTTATTATATGGCAGTTATTTTTCAGAAAAGAACAGTTACTTTTATCACGGATAGAACATTTATAGGTGTTTCTTTTATTATAATAACAGCAACAGAACGGGAGTTACTTTGAAAGCGGTGTGTGCGGATGGATATTTGGATGGAAGTAACCAAGCGTGTGTGGCATTTCATCTATGGTAGCTCGAATAGACAGCCCCCACCCTTAAATGACTTCGGGCACAGGAAATGGGTCGGGTGGTTGACGTAGGTTAGACAGTGGATTTTAGAACCTGTGTTTTTACTTTGATAGAAATAAAAGTAACTGCACGATGTGTGGAACGGTGTGGAGTGGTGTGAAAATTGTGGGTTTGTGTGGCATTTGCATATTTGAAAATAAATACTTCGTGTGTGAACGGGTACGTGTGCGGCGTTTTGACGGGTGTGAAATATTTCGTATATTCATTTTGATAAAAAGAACTAAACCGATACGTGTTCCCAAAAACGGTAAACAGGTGAAGGATGCCATGAGCGTTCTGGCAATATATGATATATAATATAAATATTAAATTGAAAAATGTTATAATCATTATTGTCCGGATGGGGGAACGGTAGAGGAAAAAACCAATTAAATTTTTAACTCATGTATAGAAATTATACGTATAGCTATTACGACCCGTTTGAATATCCCAATGAAATTGATGCGATGGGTTCGGTGGGAGAAGTATATGCCAGGTCCGTAGCGGACGCATTCCTTGAGGCTCTTGACATTGTTCCTGTCGAGTGTTGGGAAACGTTACAAGTAGAGGGAATCACCCTGTATTCCATACTGAGTAGTGATGAATCTTTTTTTAAGTCCAAGTTCAGACAAAAAATCTTTAGTCTATTTCTACTTAGACAATTGCATCTTGTTTCGGATAAATGCTATAAAGTGATAAGAAATCTATGAGTACCTATACATATATGATTAAGAATCCGATTACGGGATTACACTTGGTAAGGACATGGGAGGCTGAGAATGAGAAAGAGTTTGTCATAAGCATCTTGAAAGACAATTCTATAGGCCCCGAATTATGGAACTATATTAAGGTTACGCATCGAGATGAAATAAACATCCCGTTTATGATATGGGTTGAAAGGTACTCCTGTCTTATGGTGGCGCAATTGCGGTTGTTCGCTGACTTTCTTTCAAGGCGTATCGAAGTGCTGACACGTGAGGAGTACGATATATACGTTAATCTGTAATCAGTGTACAGTATGATGGTTAACAAATTTTAATATAGTTACTTTGAAAAAAGTATCTTATTATTTTGTTACCTTAAAAAAAATAACTACTTTTGTATATCGAAATAATGAACATAGTATTAACCACTAAAAGACAATAGAAATGGAAAAGAAATTTAATGCAAGATTAGGACGTATGGTAACTTATAACTTTTACCCAGTAAAAAAATTCGTTATTGAGAAAATTAATCCTAACGGAACACTTGATTTAGCAATGGGTACTTGGAAAATATATCACGTTAAAGTTAAAGATGTTTGTAGATAAGCACTGTTTTAAATGAACCAATAGATTACAATTATGAAAACGAAAGCATTGACAGTGGACGACTTGATATTTGAAATCCATAAGGCAAGCCCTACAAATTCCGTTCACACACTCCGGACACTGAATGAGGAAACACTTCTGAAAATCTACCAGTGGGCATGTACGCCCGACCATTCGGTAAAGATTGTCCGTGACGAGAGAATGTATGACAATAAGGGGAATGTGGTTCCCGATGAAACCGTGGATGAGGAACCGGATGTTCTCGAACCCTACGATATGGAGTATCTGAAAGACAAGTCCGAAAGCGGTTTCAAGCTGTCACGCACCGAGGAACATTTCATGGCGTGCGTCAGAAAGCTGGAAGATGAGTTGAAACGTCAGAAGGTGAAGTTCGAGTGGTATGGAAGATGGCAGTGCTTCCGCATATACAGGTACGTTTCCGATTCGGAATTTCCCACTTACCGTTACGTAGGGTATGATGTTGACAACAAGGATTTCTTCTATGGTACGGAAGACGAGGACATCGAATACGGACGTGACGTTAAGGTTGTGGTGGAAGCCGCATACAAATGGCAGACATCGGAAATGGTGTTGAAACAGAAAAGAGTAAAAACCAATAAAAAGACAAGAAAATGAGAAAGGATATTCATTGCACGATAGGTGGTGTGGAGCTGCTACGTGAAGAGGTTGAGATGATGTACTCCCAGAAACTATACATCGTGGCGTACACAGGCGTGTATCAGATATTGTTCAGTCAGGCGCAGGACCGTTACCACGGTCAGAAGGTTTACAGTGAAAAAGGTTTGTCACGCAGGGGCAGGTTCTACACAATGACAGCCCCACAGGTGAACGAACTCATAGGAAAGGACTTGTTGGACGAAAACGTTTATTGACTATGGATGCTTCATTGTATGCAGTATTGTTCGGAGCGGTGGGCGAAGCCCCCACTCCATATCCGCTTTACCAGATTCAGAAGGTGGCTGATGAGTTCGAGGGTATATTCGGTATCAAGTTTTCCAAGGTTCACGACAAACTTATGAGCGTTGTGTTCAGACTGGTGATAATAGACATATTCGCCTTTGACGACTGGCTGCATGAAAAGTACGGTAACTACGAGGAAGAGGGAAAGTCCATGCGTGACATTGTTACGGAACACTATGGTGAGAAAGGAATGAAAATGATTTTAAACTTAATCGGATAATTATTATGAATACAATTTGTGACTTTATAAGCGGAAGATTCGGGAACAAGGTTCTTATTTCCCCTATCAGAAAATGGTGGATGAGATTTTGGTATGCAGTATTGTTCGTTATAGGTGCTATGCTACTGGGAATGTTCCTGCAATTTATGACTGCATTGAGCGACTTTATAAACTATGTGGTATGGGGATAGGTACATATACGTTTGAAGTGGACGGTGAAATGATAACGTTTTTCCGCTCCCCGAAAGGAAGCTATTCGGGAAAGTTCAACAGGATGGTGAAATTGGCTAAACTGTTTACCGGACTTGATTCCATGATGGGGCGTATAGCAAAAAGGGGAGAACTTGTAACACTGAACGCCCGGCTGGCGTGTGCGTGCCGGCTGATGCTCCATACGGGCATCCGCATAGGGAACGAATCTTCGGCGGAAGGATATATGACAACCGTAAGCCCCTATGACAAGACACGTGAACCGGAGTTCGTTCAGACCTATGGTCTTACCACCTTGCTTCCGGAACACGTTACACTAAGAGGTGGTAAGGTCTATCTGAACTTCTTGGGGAAACGTTCCGTAAAGAACAGCTTTGTTGTAACCGGCGACCTTGCGACCCATGTGGAGAAAATCAAACTTACCGCACAGCCTCCGGAAACGCTGTTCGAGATAACCGCCTATGAGTTTACCAAGTTTGTCAAGCGTCATATAGGAGCAAATTTCACTCCTAAGGATTTGCGTACCATGAGAGCCAACATCGAAGCGTGGAAATCATTCAGCCGGCATAAGGATGAACTGATGGAGGTTAAAACCAAATCGGCTTTCAATGCTTTAGTGAAACAGGTGTGTACCGATGTTTCCGAGAAACTTAACAATACGGCATCGGTATGCAAGACCAGCTATATCGACCCGTACCTTTGGGATTATATGTATGATGTTGCATTTCCGGAAAAACAATAAATGACATGGAAAGATATTTTTTGCGTTCCGACAAGGACAATTTTTGGTTTGTGCTTATATCCGATAAAGTGGAAAGCTATATGTATAAGTTTACAGTAACCGAAAACGAGCCTCCCAAAATGTACCGTTACGTTGGTAACGAGCCGATTGATTTAAGTACGTTTCGTGAACTAACCGATATAAACCAATTTTCCGAATTCATTATTACTATATACCAGTTTGTGCACCTGTTTAACGCTGCACTATCAATTAACAAATTTTAATATAGTTACTTTGAAAAAAGTATCTTATTATTTTGTTACCTTAAAAAAAATAACTACTTTTGTATATCGAAATAAAACGAACGGTCTATGAAGAAAGTTAGAATTAGCATCAGCATGGTTGACAGGAATACCATGTGCAAGGAAAGTGAAATGAACACCAGCGCAAAGAATGAAACCGCTTTCATAAACAAGTGGAGCAAAAAACTCGGTGTGTCTAAAGCCGCCTTTGAACAAGCCTATTATGTTGATGGGTTTGAAACTGACGGAATAACATCTGAGGAACGCAAGATGCTCACTGATTTATTGAAACGAAAAAAGTTCGGAGCCGTTACCTTTTGCGAGGCAAGACACATTAACTGGCAATCATTCGTTAAACTTTATGGTAGGGATAACTGATTCCCTACTTACAATTTACCAGATGGGAATACAAGAAACCGTAGATTTGATTTTCATAGGATTCTGCAAGCCCCAGTTTTATAAACGTTCCGTATGGAACAAGGCTGTAAGGATATTGGAGTTCCTATGTGACAACACCGATGGAGCCGTTTTCAGACATGATTTCGGCAATGGCAAACAGAAGTACGACAGTATCGTACCGAGAACAACAGAACAGGTTACAAAGTGGGCGTACCTGTATAAGAATAACGCTCCGGCAATAGTCAAAAAAGTATCAAACATTTAATCTCACAAAATTATGGAAGCAAAAAAATTCATCAGCACAGTAAAAGGATTCAGAACAAGATTCGGTAAAACTCCCAATGTGGAACTTGAAAGAAAACAGGTTGAAGGCATCGTTGAAAAAATGGGCGGTAAGATTGAAGTGTTCCAACTTCTTAAAGCCGAGAATCCCGAACTACTCGATTACGTCAAGGGTGTTCTTGGTATCGTTAAAGTGAAACCGGCGGAAGAATCTAAACCGGCTGCTCCTGTGGTGGAAGAAAAACCCGTTGAGAAGAAAACCAAGGCTAAAAAATCGGAGGTTCTTGAAGTGGCTCCGTCTGTCAATGGTAAACTATATGAAATTGACACAATCAAGAAAACCTGCCATAAGGTCATAGGTGACTTCTCCCAGTTGGCTGATATTGTCGATACGGATGAAATGAGCCTGACAACTTATCAGCGTTATCTGAAAGGCCGTTATTTCGGTGAGGATGTGACAATCAAGAAAGGCAAACTTCATTTCCGTGGATACCGTATCTCATGTACCAAGGAAAACGGGTTCATGGTTGAAGACACAACCAAAAAATATAAAGTGGTAGACACACCATTCGAGGGCATCCCTACTCCGGCTGAATTGGGAGATTTTTTTGAAGTTGCACGAGTTGAACATACACCGGAAGAACTGACTGCTGCCATCGAGCGTGGTAAGGAAGCCAAGAAATCCAAGAAGAAAATTGAAGAGGAAACAGTGGTTGAGGAAGAGGAACCGGACTTCGATATCCTGCGTAAGAAAGTTCTTAGTAAAATCACGTGGATACGTAATGGCAAGCTGGCTGACTTTGACCCTATGCTATTCGCGGACATGATTCCCTTTAAACGCTGGCAGAAAAACGTGAAAGCTCTTTTGGACGACCTTTCAAACCGTAAGATACGCTATAAGTCATTCCTTAAGAAACTGGAGGAACTTACCCGTGAGGAAACATTTGAACTTCCCAGTAAGGAACCAAAGTATAAGTTTGTGGGCACTTTGCTTCCGGAGTTTCATAATGTTGACCGGATTGACGGTGATAAGATAATCGTTGACGGTAAACCTGTTCCGGCTGTTCCTTTCTTGGTTGACTACCTGTTACACTATTGTCCGGAAGCAATGTACCAGCTTATGAAATTTGTCAAGGGTGAAATAACCGCTACCCAGTTGTTGAAGAATCCTATTGACGTGGATAAGAAAGTCGAGTTCAACAAGAAACTTATTGCAAACACTGTGGAGAATGTGAACATAATAAACTGCCTGTTCTCAGCCGTGGATATATATGCTCCGCAGGATATCCTTTGGGAAGGTGTTGAAGTGGGTGATAAGATTCTTATCTTGCTTGACAAGTGGTCTAAGAAAGAGATTACCAACATTGACGAAGAAGGTATATTCTTCGGACGTGAGGTGTTATTGAAAAGTGATAAATGGATAAAACTCGAAGATTAAACAATGAGGGGATTCCCACAGTAGACCTGTCGGGTAATCCCCTGTTCAAAGAGTTCCTAGTAGACATGGCGGTTCTGCCTAAACATGAGTTCATGCGAAGACACAGAATGAGCACTGATTCCTATTGGGAACTTTTCCTCCAATTTGATTTGGACGAGCTTGAGGAGGTTGTCAGAAAATCCTTGTGCTCTTTGTTCACGGAAAAAGGATGTATAAGATTGGATTTGTTCCGTTCCGTGTATATGTTCTATTCTGACAGATTAATAACATTCAATTTAATAAAGTTAGGTTATGAGAAAGATTTTTGCTGTTGCTGCCCTACTAATATTAACGGGCAGTATGTTTGCCCAAACTAAGTGGGCTGCCGAGGACATGGGCAAACTCATGTACGCTCCTATGGATTCTGTCCGTATGTGTCTTGAGGGTGCTTACCATGAGGTGAACGAGTTTAAGGATGATGTGTATTACATCTATTCACGTAGGGATAAGAAAAATGTTCCAGTGATTTTCAGATGTGGAGAAGGACGCGATTCCATTACCCGTGTATGGTCTGTGGAATTTCCATCTCCTGTAAAGAGCAAAGGTTATAAGACCGCTAGTCTACGTGAGGCATTTTGGTTTGAATATTGGAAACAAGAATTAAAGAAATAATACTATGGCACTGAATAACTATACTACAGGAAATCGCCCCGTCAAAGGTAAGGAACTTACAGTCGAGGAAGCAAAGAAACTATTTGCAAATTTCAAAGTAAGCAGTTTAAAGAAAAAGTAATGATTGCACTTACTGTTATATTAGTAATCTTGGCAGCTACCCGTAAGAAACCTTTCTGGAGGTTTATCTTCTGGATGCTTGCTATTTTATCCATTGTATTATGATTGAACTGAGAAGTTTTAATGTTGAACGTATATGGCAGGAAACTGTCATTTGTACCATAGGTAATGAAATTGGTGTTCATAGAAAAGAGTTGGATAAGCATACTCCTGCCATACGGGATATGGTTTCCCAAATTGAAACCGACAAGGACGGGAATGTTCCGCTTATGTTCTGTAATCACCGTAAGGATGGAGAATTATGGACACCATATCTACAGATAGTCGAGATGTTAATCCGTCTTGGTAAAGCAATCGGTTGTGTGTCGTGGGAAGGTAACTTAAATTCAGAAACAATAATTCATATAGATTATGCCAAAGAAAAAAGTAACTGAGGAACATCTTGAGGAGGTTCAGCTTGAGCAAGTGAAACTTGCCTTGCGCAATAAAATCAATAAGGAGTACGGAAGTGTTCCAGCATTTCTGGAAACCGATTTCGGTAAAAGTCTTGGTGGTATGAAAATACGCCCCTATCTATACGGTACGGGTTCCGTAAATTATACCGTAATCGCTAAACTTTGTACTCATTTTGGTATTGGTAATTTAACTCGTAAAGTAAAAGTAATACGTAAAACGTACTACTATATTAGTAAACCTTAAAAACGGTCTGTAATCGTTTAAAAACACTGTGTTTATTTCCCCTTAATTTGTAATACTCACTACTTTAAAGTAGTGAGTATTATTTTTATTCCTATATTTGTAGGCGTAGAAGTCGTAATAAAATTTTTTGTAACGTATGAAAAAGGAAAAGACAATCAAAACTTATCAGCGCAAAACTAAGTCGGGTAAGATTACTACTGTGAAATCTCACACGGCTAAGTACGATGCTGCTGCGGAAGTGGCTAAAAAGGCTGCACGTAAGAAAGGGGCTGGTGGCGAACTCAAGACTAGACTTACCAAGATGCCCGACCCGAAACTTGAACTTCAAAATTATCTGGATGAATTGAAGAAGAGCCGTTCCGGAGCTTCCTCCGACACTACCAAGACTAAGAAACCTGCTCCGAAAAAGAAATTGAAGAAACCCGTTGGTGGAGGAATAACCGGACTTGAACCCAAGGAATCTAAAAAGGCTCCTGCCAAGAAACAAAAGAAGACCGCTCCAAAATCTTCCGGGTTATCATCTACTGAATTTAAGGCATGGTATCACGACCCCAAATCCAAAGAAGGGAAAGCTGCTGCCAAAAAGTTGAAGGAACAGGTAGGTGCTGAAAAATACAAGGAGCTTAACAAGAAAGCCAATGACAGCTATTCTTCCCGTGGGCATATTTCACTATTTAAAAGTATCGGTTCTGACAGTACCTCTAAGACCGTTTCAAAGAAAACTTTGAAAAAGCCGGTAGGAGGTGGTATAACAGGATTGGAACCTAAGAAGAAATCTACATCAAGTAAGGCTACTGCAAAAGAAAAAAAGTCTTCTTGGACAAAGACTTCTGATACACCTTTGCGTAAGAAAATTTAGAGGTTAGACCAACGGATAAAGGCTATGAAGTTTCTATGTATGATAGAAAGGGCAATATTGGTCATTTGGCGAATATCCATATTAAGACACTTTCTGATTTATCTAAACATGTAAAGAGTGAGGTAGACCCTAAAAGAAAACTAACATCTAAATTGATGGATAGCGGAGAAATAGAGTATGGCACTGTGCGTGTAAAATCTAAGAAATTGAAATCTCAGGAGGTTTAATAGGGTTTAGCATTAGGTGTTATTAAACAATTCTGTTATCTTTGCAGGTGAGCATCAGTAAAATGGTGTTCACCTATTTTTGTACCCAATCGGAATGAAATGCAGATTGTATCTTCTAATATAATGACAGCAGACTATGATAGGAAGTCGCGGACACTTACAATGGTATTTGTAAACCGTCCGAGATGGGAATACCAATATTATAATGTTCCTCTTCCTATATGGACCAGATTTGTAAAGTCTGAAAGCAAGGGAGAATATTTTTCCGCAGTAATAAGAGATGTATATCGTTACAGAAGAATTATAAAGTAGAACTAAAAATCGAATCATTATGGCAACAGTAACAAGAGTATTTGAGTTTGACAGTGCACATCGGGTTATGAATGAGAAGGTGAAATGCTTCAATCTTCATGGACACCGTTTTAAAGTGGAAGCCGCTTTTTCCTATATGGAAGTAAAGGAGATAGGCTATGCCGTAGACTTCAAAGAATTGAAACGTATATGTGGCGATTTCATTGACGAGTTTTTAGACCATGCCTGTATTCTCAATCCTATGGATACGGAACTTATTAAATTGTGCCGTTCCAATAAATGGAAAGTATATGAAATGGGACTTGGTATTAAGGCGGATATAAATCCGTCTGCTGAAAATATAGCCGGGGAATTGTTTACCATCTTCCGGAAGTTCTTCACTCCGGCGGAACATGGTATTCAGATTGAAAAGATACGTCTTTATGAAACTCCAAATTGTTGGGTTGAGAGTGACAGCTTTCTGCCTTATTCTAAGGAATGCAATGTTTTTCTCAGCACATGGAGAAATATGAAAGGTGATATGTCTTATGATATAAGAGAAAAGTAATATGCCTGTACGTAGTAAAAAGAAAAAGGAATTAAAAGAACAGGGGTATGTGTTCGAGGCTACTGGTAAGAGTGTTTCCGAAATACATACCGAGGAACTGGTAGGAAAAACCGTGGAGTTTGACGCTCACGATGTGACCACCAAGATTATGGAATTTGGCAAAGTCCTTACTGGTATTTCCCTGTATTCCTATCAGGAAGATATAGCATACGGCATCATATATTCTGTGATAACTTTTTCGGGTGATGTAAAGACCGTGCTTCTTTCCCGTCAGTCGGGAAAATCTGAGGTTATGGCTTTTGTCATTGATACATTATGTGTTATTCTTCCGGCACTGGCTTCAATCATTCCCGATTTGGAACAGTTTAAGACCGGATTCCGTGTAGGACTTTTCGCTCCGCAATCCGACCAGGTTGTCACTACCTATTCACGTTCACTGACACGACTAAGGTCTGCAAATGCGGATATGGTTCTTACAGACCCCGATATTGACGTATGGCTTGAAAGTGTGGCACGCCTTGAATTGTCAAACGGTTCTTTCCTTGCCGGACAGGTTGCCAGTAAACAATCAAAGATTGAATCAAAGACGTATGATTTGGTTATTGTTGAGGAAGCCCAAGATGTTGACGACCTTATAGTCAGCAAATCTATTGAGCCTATGCTTTCGTCAACCGCAGGTACTCTTATAAAAGTGGGTACAACAGGTATGACAAAGAACCATTTCTATTATGAAATAAAACATAACCGTGAACTGGATAGAAAAGCCCTTGACCCACGCATCCGGCATCATTACGAATATGACTACAAGAAAATTATCATCAGCAGACGTGAACAGTATGAAAAGGACGGAAAGCGGTTCCATCTGAATTATGAAGCCGATATTTACCGTAAGCGTGAACGTTGGGGTGAGGAATCACAGGCGTTCAAACTTGCGTATGCCCTTATTTGGGATATCGAAAGCGGTATGCTTCTTACCGATAAGGAATTTAATGGAATCATAAACCGCAAACTGGGATTTCAGGCCCCCAATGTTACTGACTTTATTGTGGCTGGTTTGGATATCGGTAAATCTCCTGCTGAAACCGTGCTTACCATAGGAAAGTCATGGAAAGACTGGGATGAACCGTTTAAGAATCCATATAAGCAGATATTATGCTGGGCGTGTCTTGGTGGTGCTGATTATGAGGAGCAGCATCATATAATTCTTGATTATATAGCTGAGTTTAATATATCTAAGATATTCGCGGATTATACTGGTGTGGGAAAACCAGTTGTTGACCGACTTATGTATGCTTGTGGTGAATACGTGGATATAACTCCATATACGTTCACTGCACAGAGCAAATCAGACATGTGGTATAACTTCATCTCTGACATTAAGACACGCAGGCTTATAGTTCCTGCTAACAAGGTGGTGAGAGGAACTTCCGAGTATTCCAAATTTGAGGAACAGATGAAAAATTGCCAGAAATATTTCAACGGTTCCTTTATGGTGTGTGAGAAAACGGAAGGTTACTTTGACGATATGGTGGACAGTGCGGCACTTATGTGTCTTGCTGCAAATGAGGAAGAAGTGGTTAAGGAGGAAATGGAAGTGTCCGATAATCCTCTATATGGTGGAATAACTGAAACAATTAACGCAATAAAAAGACATTCGTACTAATGGGAATAAATGTAGGAGGTATGGACCCTACTGGTGGTAGCTACAGTGGTTATCCGGGTTCAAAGTATTGGAATGTGGACAGTCGTCCACTTAGTGAGGCAACCAATGTCTTACGTAGTTTTGTATTGCAGAACATAGTGCAGGATAATAAATGGGAACTTGACAGAATCACCAAATATTATCTGTACTGGAAGTTCTATGACGGAATGCACTATAAGGACTTCAATGACGGTATGCTTTCCTTTAATTATATAAAGGCGTTCATTGATAAGGTCAATATGTTTTTGCTGGGTAATGAGGCTTTCACTTTCCATGTGAAGAGTTTCTATTCCGACCAGATTGACCGTGAACTGGAGAAAATTGCCGAAGAACTTATGATGTACCACTGGGGTAAGTCGAACAAGTTGCAGTTGTCCTATGAGATGTTGCAGATGGGTGGTATAACAGGTGACTGCTGGCTTATGGCTGAATGGATGCCGGAGATTCAGGATAGATATGTGAAAGTATCTGTGCTTGACAGCCGGCAATGTTTTGTGGAATTTGATAACGGAGATTATAATAAGGTGAAATCTTTCTTGGTGCGCCAGCCTTTACAATCCGGACCCGACCAGCCTTATAAGTTGTACGTTATTAAAATGAGTGCGGAAACCGTTGAAACTTGGTATCAGGTAGATGTTAACCTTGAAGAAAGTAACGTAGCCAAGTATAATCATACCGAGGTTCCGAATAAATACGGGTTCATTCCAGTAGTGCATATAAAGAACAAGCCAAACTCTTCCGGCTATTATGGAAAATCTGATGCCAATGATATCCTCAAGATAAACAAGATTTATAATGAGGTGATGCAGCAGTTGAAAGCCGTGATTGATTACCATGTTACTCCGACCACAGTAATTACAGGTGCTTCTGCCAAGTCATTGAAAAAAGGTTTGGGGCAGATATGGTCTGGACTTCCTGCCGAGGCTAACGTATTCAACTTGGGCTTGGATGTTGATTTGTCGGCTGCTGTTAATTTCGCCAAAGACTTGAAAACCGCAATGCACGAATTATCCGATGTTCCGGAAAATGCACTTGGAAAGATTCAGGCTATCAGTAATACTTCCGCAGCAGCATTGCAGATTACTTATCATCCGCTTATACAACAGGCTAACATAAAGGCAATGACCTATGGTGAAGGTATCTCACAAATGAATACCATAATTTTCCGTATTCTTGAGATAGAGGACCCAAACAATAAACGATTAAGACGTATCAAGAAGTTAAGCTCGAACTTCCTCTCTGAGATGATAGTTGAACCTGTGTTTGCTTTCGGTTTCCCCAAAGACAAAATGGATGAATTGCAACGTGCACAAATGGAGTTACAGATGAAACTTGGTTCACGTAGGGAAATCATGGAGCGTATGGGAAAACAAAATATACCGGACTTGCTTAATGAAATCGACGATGATACTGTAACACAAGCAGTATTGCAGGCACGTATAGCCGCACTGACTTCCGGAGGTGATATAGAAGTTTCTGATACGGGTAATGAGGAAGAAACCGATGAAACCCCCAATGAATTTAGTGAGGAACAGGGTAGTGAAGAGTTCTAGGAAGTAATTTTGCAGGTTTTATTTTGTCAATTTAGAAATAATTCCTACTTTTGAACGCTATCAGTAATAAAATAACAAATTGTTTCATTTTAAAAATCAAATGTTATGGCAGGATTGCAGACATTAGACCCTAAAAATCCCGAAGCATTGCATGATATCGGGCAAAATAAGGGTATGCAGGTTGGCGAAAAATTCGTCAATCCGGGTACGCCTAGCGCACCACTGGTTAGTAGAGAACAAATGACGCAAGCCACAGTAAAGGGCAACGGCAATAATGTTCTGAAAGACAACCTTATTAAGTAGTAGAAATCTAATTGTTACTTTTAATCGTAGAAAAAATGAACGAAGACGAAAGAAGAAACGCAAGTATCCCAGAAAGTATTACAATTAATGGTATTACTTATGTAGTGAGAGATACCCCCGAATTGCAGAAATTCATACAGGCTGTATCCAAGGTTGAGAAAAACAAGTTGTACTCCCAGTTTGATTCCATCAAGAACCAACTGGAAGATTTACGTAAGATACAGGTGGTTCCGGATTCACCGAATGGTGGTTCTAGTGCCAACATTAAGGAAATCGTAGAAGCATTGCGTGGTACATTCGTTACACGTGAAGATTTGGAAACCTCCTTGAAGAATACTGTATCCGAAGTAATCAGACCTGTTATTCAAAATTCCGAGGAACAGAGAAAACAAGAATTGGATGCATATCGGAACTCAATTATTCAGGCGCATATCAATGAGTGTATTCCCGAACTTGTTGAGGGTAATTCAAAAGAAGAACTAGACGCTTCCTTACAGAAGTCAATCGAGTTACGCAGCAAATATCCAAGTCCTAGTTCCGCAGCAGTGCCACATGGCAGTAAAGTTACTGACCCACTTATTGCAGAACAAATGCGACGGGAAAATGAGAAGGATGCACCGGCTCCGTCACCAACTCCAAGCCCTGCACCAACTCCTGCACCAGCTCCGACAGTTCCACGCAGAGAAGCGCCGGAAGTTTCAGGTCCTACAAGTGTAAAAACCATGCCAATGTCTGAATTTGCGGCTCGCAGAGAACAGCTTGAAGCAGAACTTCGTGCTACTTACGGAGGTGTAGGTCCTACTCAGTTATAATAACAACTAAAATTAATAAGTAAAGATTATGTCAATTCTATTTGTATTAATGCCAATGTTATTGGCAACATTAGGATTCCTGTTCTTTGGTGATACTACATCAGCCGGAGTAAATGAAGGCGGTTATGTGTCTATTCCACAGGCAGTCCGTGATTTCTATTCCCGTGAGGTTTTGTACAAGGCACAGCCTCGCTTGCGTTTCTTACAGTTCGCCAAAATCAAACGTGATTTGCAGGCGGTCAGAGGAAAGGCTATTGTTTTCGTTAAATATGATAACCTTGAAGGTGGTGGAGAACTTGAGGAAAATGATGTTCTGACACCGGAAGGAATGAGTACATCGGAAATTGTTGTTCCCGTTAAAGAGCAGGGTAATGCGGTACAGGTTACTGAATACTTGTTGCGTACTTCTATGCTTGACGTACTGGGTGACGCTTCCAAACTTCTGGCAAATAACATGGCTAAAGTATTGGATACTCAATTCCGTGATACAGTATTAAAGACTTCAAATGTGGTTTACGGAGGTACAGCCAAGTCATTGGCAGAAATGACTACGACTAGTGCATTCACTACAAAAACAGTTAAGGATGCCGTAGAAATTTTGGCTTCAAATGATTCTCCAAGAATCAATGGTGATTATTATGTTTGTATTGCATCTCCGCACCAGCTCCGTCAATTACGTGACGACCCCGATTGGATTAATGCCAATACCTACATGGGACGTAGACAGTTGTATATCGGTGAGGTTGGTATGTATGAGGGTGTTATCTTTATTGAAACAACTCAGATGCCCCACTTAAACGCTGAACAAATCAAGACCAAGTATGGTAGTGGCGGTTCTATTGCAGAAGGTTATGAAGCTGTGTTCTTCGGAGAAAACGCATACGCATGGGGTGTGGCTCTTGATGTTGAATTACGTGATGATGGCGTAGTTGATATGGGACGTAAACATACTCTCGGATGGTATGGTATTTGGGGAACCGGAATCATTGAAGAAAAGAATATTGTCAAAGCTCTCTCTGTATAACAGAGGGGCTTTGCCCATTTAGTAACAATTAAACATTTTACCAATCATGGCAAAAAATAATCCAGAGGAAACAATAGTAGATACCGCACAAGATAACGCAGAAGTTACTGTGATTAAGAAGGCTTCAAAAAGTGTCGCATTTTACGCTCTTGAAGAGATTGATTCTTGGATTGGCGGTACTCACTATCAGTTGAAAAAAGATAAGGAACATAAGATTCCCGAAGATGTGGCTGCTATCTTAAATAACAGTCGCAAAGGTTACAGACGCTAATTAATAATCATGGCCCAGTCTAAAGTTACTTTGAATGAAATAATGAAAGCGGTTAGGGAGCTTACCTTTGACCGCTTCATTATTCCTGCTTTCGCTATCAAACAGATGGGAAGTGGGAACTTTATTGAAATTGACCCTAGTTTTGAACCGGAAATTTCTGACCCAGACGTAGAATTAATCAAGGGAAAGCTGACCTTGTATAAAGTAGCAGAGGGAGAAACAGAAGAATCATCGAAGGAAATTATCGTAGAAATCGTTTTCCAGCAGTACCCTACTATGGAAGACGTAATGGACAAACTTATCGAAGAAGGAATAATCGTAGCATACACTCCATATTTTAGAGGACAGGAACCGGCTAATTCACTAATCAAAGTAAATAAGGAACTTACAGAGGACTTTACCGCTTTCAGAAGATACTTCTTTTCTGATTCGGAGATTGTGGAAATGATAAGATGGTACTATGCAAAGGTACTTGATATCTGTGACAAAGAAATAAACGATGAACTTATAGGAAAACTTAAACGCCCTAGTGAAAAACATTTGGCTATATGGGTTTCCTATTATTTGGTTGATAAAAGACGTTTGTATGAGAACGCTGCAAACGCTATCGGGCAAACTTTTACTGATGGCTCTGATTATACAGGTTCCGATAGCAATTCATCCCCTACTTCTACCACAGTTCAGATAGGTTCCGTATTCACTATCACGGAAGATACTTCCCAAGGATATTTCTACGAGGACTTCAATCGTGTGGGTTCTGATAATACATGGGGTGACAGATACTCGTTTTGGTACAAACTCATGCTCTATTTAAGAGGGTTGCTTGAAGAAACTTTCGGAGATTATTCTCTACGCAAGGACAATGTGATTCCGGGTTACATACAATTGCAGAGAGAGCTTGATTTCCGTGAATACTTCGATAGCTATCCGTTTACTTTATCCCCATTATCGAGAGGAATATTATCAAAAACTCCCTAATTATGAAACATAACGTAAAATCTTATCAGCGTCGTTTAAAAAACGGAAAGACTATTACCGTCCGTGCCTACACACGGAAAGGCAAGGATGGTAAGGGTAAAAAAGATTCTCCAAGTATGGCTGATTCCGGAGATGAACTTATGAAACTTAAAGCCAAATTGAAGAAATTTGGAGAACTAAACCTTTCAGATGAAGAAAGAGTTAAGTTAGGTATGCTCCCTTATAAAGAAGAGCAGGAGAAAAAAAGAACCGAGTATTACAATACTAAGGCTGGTAAAGACGAAATGACAAGATATGCTCGTAAAGTCACTGTGGATGGTAAAAATTATGTTTATAATTTCATGCACGATAAAGTATATACGAGCCGAGGAAAAAGAATACGTCCGGAAGACCCTATCTTTAAGAAGGTAAAGAGTAAGATGTAGTTTTATCTTGTTCAGTCAAAAGTTTAAAAATTTGTCAGTTTAAAATGCTAATAAGCAGAACTAGATTCTTTCAGTATCAGAGTATGTTTTATAAGAAGTTGCTTAACACTCCTTATAGCATACGGCTTGAAGTGGTTACTATCCAAAAAATAGAACCTACCGAAGAATTTTCTATGGATGCCTTTGTAGGAGATAGTCCGAGAACTTCCACGTTTTATGAGTTCCAGGCACTTTATGAAAAGGAGATTCCAAACCGCACCCGTGAGAAATATGGTCTGCCCAAAGAAGTTAACGGAGTTGTTTATCTTTCACCTAAACAACTTGTACCTAAACTGGGCTATTATCATCTCGATTGGAATAAAACCAAGATTCACTTTGAAGGTCGTGTTCAAGTCATTGATAAGATTATTTATTTGGAAGAACTTTACGGTAGCTGCATCGGTTTGCAGATATTCGTTAAGGACGATTTGAAAGGAGGATAAAATGGTACAGGTAAAAACTCATAAGAGAAAAGGACGGAACAAGGTTTCTGTTGTCAGGCGGCACTCCCGTAAGGATAAGGTGTCCACTCCGGATGGTTCCTATCCTATTGCAAGTAAAAGGGATTTGGCTAACGCTATTTCTTCTTATGGCAGGGCTAAAAGTCCGGAATTGGTGAAACATCATATTATGAAACGTGCCAGAGCATTAGGTGCTACCGATATGCTTCCGGCTAAATGGAAAATGAAAGATGGCAGAAACAAATAAGGACTTGAACCATCCTTGGCCTAAAGTTCCACGCTATCCGGATATCCAAAAGATAGCCCGTGAGGAATCTACTCCGCCACCGGCTTATCATGAACGTAACGAGATACAGGAAGCTCTTAGTCAGGTGGGTGGACCACGTGGAAAAACCAAGAGTTGGTATCGTGATATTTATGAGTATTATCAAGATAATGAATATTGATTATGGCTAAACTTCCAAAATTACCGAAATCTATGTTTCGTCCTCCACCGGGTTTTAAGAAACCTAAAGTAGAGGACTTTCGTTCTGATATGCAGCGTGTAGGTGAAGAGATTGCCGAACAGTTCAAGGAACAGGTCGTAGAGAATATCGAAACCAATTATTATGGTTTTGAGCTTGCACAGTCTACTATCGAGAGGAAAGGAAGCGATGTTCCGTGGATTAACTCCCATGAACTAGTAGATTCAATCTATCGTGAAGGAACTATTGTTTCTGTGGAAAATACTCCACGTGAAGACAGTAAGTTAACCAATTTGCAACTTGCCATAGTGCAGGAATACGGTACTAAGGATAAACACATCCCACCAAGACCTGTTTTCCGGAATACCTTTCGTGACTTTGAGGATGATGCCAAAGACAAGATGCTATCTTTTTTTAAAACTGGTAAATTTAATAACAAGCATGGCGGCGGAAATATCAATAAAGGAACATCGGAGGAAAAATAAAAAAGGAGAGTGGATTACCGTCAAGGGTTATACCCGGCGTGTAGGCAAGAAAGGTGTGCATTCTCCCAAGAAATCATCCTCCAATAAACCGGGTGATGAATTTGTACAGGTTCTTAATGACAAATTGGGTAAAACCACCGGACCCATTGTTACCGATAAATTCATATCCAAGGAGGAACGTGCCAAGATACTCGAAATGGAAGCGAAACGCGGATATAACCGCTTTGCTGACTACGGGGAATCCGGCAGAAATAAAAATAAGAAACCCAAATCCGAGGGGTTGTCTGCTGCTGAAAGGAAACAAGTCTTAGAGAATGACAGGAAAGCCAAGAAGAATGATATTTTTTCCCGTGCGGAAAATGCCATAGCCCGATTTGTAGTAAAACATGGTGGTAAATATAAAAAGAAACTATAATGGATTTACTTTTTGAAGGAATATTCAAGGTGTTCAATCTGGAGTACATATTTTCCGTTATCATAGGTACGTACTTTCTGATTAAGCTGGTGGACTATCTTAATGGTGCTGCCAAAGTTCCCACATGGCTGAAAAGAGTGATTACTTTTGGAAACGGTGCTGTTATGTTTTTGATATTCAGAATGTACACTGATATACCAGTACAGACTTTGGCTGCAAGTTATTTTGCGGCTGTTTTTGTTTATGACACAGCGATTAAGTTTTTAATCAAGAAGTTCAACATAGGTTATAAAAAATAATTATGCTTACATCTATCCGACAGACCCACAGCGAATTTTTCCGGCAATTCCATAATCTGAAAATTATGGTGGGCGATAAAAGTATTACCTTGTTATCTAGGTATGCTAGGAAGTCCAGCTTTGACTATGTGGAGGAACAGGAGAACCAGATTTATCCATGTATTGCTATTCTGGACTACACGCCTGTGCCTAGCAGAGATTGGTTTGTGGATATGAAAACTTATTTTGGCGGTAAGGGATTCTCTGAATTGACCGGATACCTCTACCGCAGACCGATACACATGGAATTTCGTTATGATGTTAGTATTGTGTCAAAGAGTTATAATGAATTTCTTGCAATGCAGGATTATTTCAACTCTACATTTGTAAGTCAGACAGGATTCTTGTTCAATAAGAAAGTGGTGGACGGTGATGAAGTGGGTGATGTGGTTCTCTATACGGTCAGACCCACAGATATTCCACGTACTGACGGAGTGTATGAGATGAATTATGAATTTACATTGAAACCGTGGATTTATGCAGTCAAACCCCAAGAAGTGGAACTTGTACAGGCTATTATTCTGCGGAGTAAAATGTTTGAGGAAGAAATTATAATTAATCCGGGTGAGGGTTTCCCATACACCCTGCCCTTAAATTTAGAATAACCATGTACTTAGAATTACGAAAAAAGACAGGTGACAAGTTCACTGCGGACGAATTTAACCAGATAGTAGCCGCCATTAATGCAAAAGTGGAACAAGAGGCTGGTAAGTCGCTCTCTGATGAAAACTTTACTGCTGAGGAAAAGGCATTTCTGACAACTCTTGCAACTCAGAATGTTGTCAAGATGATTACTGATGAAGTGGCACGTGCCACTGGAGTTGAAAGCACATTGTCCGGCTCCATATCAAAACTTTCTCAGGACTTCACGAACTTCATTTCTGACACTGCTGATGCGGATAATGTTATTAACCGCTTCCATGAAATCGTGGATTTCCTTAGTGGAATTGCCGAAACGGATACCCTTGAAGGTATGCTTTCGGAAATGACTTCCTCTATAAACCAGTCAATCACTACAGCCATATCTGATTTTGAGGTTAAGATAAAGTTATTCATTTCCCAGAATTATCAATCCAAGGAATCAGGAAAAGGTTTGTCCACAAATGACTATACCACTGCTGAAAAAGAAAAACTTGCAGGACTTCCCACAGGAACAGAGATTACTCAAGATATTAACTCCAAAGTGGATAAAGTTGAGGGAAAACAACTCTCCACGGAAGATTTCACCACTGTACTTAAAAATAAGTTGGAAGGTCTTTCCAATTATAATGATACGGCGATACAGCAAAGTCTGGCATCCTTGCAGTCAACTATTAATACATTGGTGAACGAGAATCCCAATGAGGTTATTGATTCGTTCAATGAGGTCAAGTCATTTTTGGAGGGTATTACTGATACGGAAAACCTTGCTTCCATGCTTGCTGCACTGGAATCAAAAATCATCGCAAAGATACCTACCAAACTTTCCCAGCTTAATAATGACGGAAATTTCGTACAGGACGAAAATTACGTGCATACCGATAACAACTACACAACCGAAGAGAAGGAAAAACTTGCAGGACTGGAAAACTATGATGATACGGCGATTACCAAAAGCATCAATGATGAAGTTACTCGTTCAAAAGCTGCCGAATCCGCATTATCCGGCAAACTTGATGAACTTTCCAAAGTAGCCCTTGCCGATGTAGGTTATTTCGCTATTGAATATGGGGATGAAGAAACTACTTCACAGGCTGACCCGGCTGTCACAATCATAAACCAGCCCTACTATGATTATTTTATGTCCAAGTGGGAAGCTGCCAATAAACCTTGCGAGAAAAAATTGGACGGTACTGATTTCGCTTACTTACAGGATGATGTAACGCTACGTGCTGATGGTTCTGAAAGCCATTTGGAAGATGCTGATTATTTCCAAGGCGCGGAAATGATTAATTTTAATATCTCTTATTTCTATGATGCCATCAATAAAAAATCAAGAGTGTTTTTCAATTTGGATAAGGAGGCTCCATGCGGTTATCATAGATTTATTCCTTATGAAAGTATTATCATGCCTAGATACAACCAGTATGTTGTAGACGGTAAGATAAAGACTTGCAGCAATTATCAGGTCATAAACAACCAATCCGTACAGGATTTCTGTAACGTACTGGCTGCTACTTCTGCTGATATGCTGGGATATACTTGGTGGCAGAATGTATGTCTTGCATGGTTGGCTGTCGCTAAGTATCAGACAAGAGATATACAGGCTAATCTTCCGGGTATGACAACAGGACAGGATACCTATGGTAGATTCAAGAACGGTCTTTTGGATTCCAAACAACAGGCTACAGGGCAATGGACTGTTACCGCTACAAGATACAGTAATACTGTTGCTGGTGAAGTGGCTACGGAGAACTTCGAGTTTAAACCTTATAAGCTGTGGTGGTGCGAGAATTTGCTGCACGGTGATGCTTGGATACGCTGTTTCGGTAGTATTACCAAGGTAATTGATGGAAAACGCTATCTCTATTTTACCCGTGACCCAGAAATCGCTTCTGTAAAAACTACGGTGGACAGTAACGACTATACTAAATTTGAGGATAGAGTAGAAGTCGCTCGAAATCTTACAGAAGGTAACTATATTAAGAAAATCAACGGCATGTTCCCTGTTCCCTTAGTCAACAATGGAAGCAGCACTACCTGTTTCTGCGATGGGCAATGGGGGTGCAACACTCAGGGCGACAACAATATCCCGCTTGTGGGTGCTTCTGCGAACGGCGCCGCCGCTATTTGCGGCTTGTTCGCTCTGAACTTGCACGGTGCGGTTTCTGCTCGGAACGTGGACGTTCGGGTTCGGGCTACGTTGAAAAAATAGGTTCTCCTTGAGAACAATTGATAAAGTTTGGAGTAATAACAATATATAATACGCAAGATATGAGCGAACACGAGGTGAATGGCCTTCCCGATTGTGGGTGCTAATGCGAACAACGCCGCTATTTGCGGCTTGTTCGCTCTGAACTTGAACAATGCGGTTTCTAATCGGAACGTGAACAATCGGGTTCGGACACATAGAATATGAAAATTAAGATAAACATTTGTTTTAGAATAAAAATTAGAATGGCTGTTCATCTTGGCAAGGGCCAAATGAAACTTTTCGCCGCTTTTAACCGTTTAGTAGGCATCAACTTTGAATGTTGGAGTAAGTCCGAAAGACCCTTGGGGTGGTAACTACGTAGAAATTATGAAAAAGGTTGGTCTATTGAAAAAGAAGTTCTTCTCTATGGAAAGACTGGTTGCTATTGTTGAGGATATGCACAAAAAATCTTCCCACTGGAATAAGTATCTTCGTAAGGAATGGAAGGAATTTGATAACAATATTTCCAAGAATCTCCAAGATTTGTATAATGACTTGAAATATGGTACTTACAAACACGGAGGTTATTATGTGTTCAAGAAATTGGACAGTGGTAAAATCAGAGTTATCCACTCCGCTTCTCCTAGAGATAGGATAGTAGACCAACTCCTAGCCGATATATTGGAATTTGTATTCATGCCCAAACTACAGCGAGGGCATGTTTACGGTTCTATTAGAGGACTGGGGCAACATAAGTGTAGACTGCGTGCTATAAATAGAATCCGCAAACAGGAAAAGGATATATTTGTCGGCTCTGCTGATATAATGCAATATTATCCTACTTGTAATCCGGATACAATAATTAAGGTCCTGTGCAAATACGTCAAAGATAAATGGGTTATATCATTAAGTAAGGAATTTCTGTCATTGGGGTATGTTGTGCTAGGAAATATCTCGTCTAATATTTTGGGTCATATCAATTTGCTGGATATTGATTATCAGATTGTACGAAAGTTCAAATGTGACTATTTGAGGTTTTGTGATGATACGATATTCATCAGCGATAATAAACAGACCGTTAGGAGTGCTATCACCTATTACATACAAAAAGTTACGGAGGGTGGTCAGACTGTTAAACCTAACTGGAGTATTCATAAAGTTTCTGATAAGAATATGGTGGACTTATTAGGTGTCCGAATAGGTACTACTCATAGGAAACTTCTCTTCCGATTACTTTGAATGTGAACGTTCTTGGGCAGGAATGAACGGTAGCTTCAAGAACATTAATATGTCTAACTTAATAAATTATTGGAAAGATGCCTATCCAGACTTTTTTGACAGATTACAGTGGGCAAAAACAGCCCACGCTAGTGCTGCTGCGTACAAACGGAAGCACCGGAAAATGGAGATTGAACTTCAATCAGCAAAAGATTGCAGAACCTACAAAATCCCTTTCTTCGGAAATGCCGGATTCAACCCCGACGGAACAATGGCAATGCTGTTTCGTACCATCGGACAACACAAGAGGTGTTGAGGCTTCTATTGGTGAAGCTCCTAACTGGTACTCTTTTGTTCCTTACCTTAGATTGGGAGGGCTTAGTGATGAAGAGATAGAAAATATCAAAACCGAATATAACGAGTTTGTTTTAAACAATCCGGATATTTTTATCTTTTAGGAATTTGCTATGAAGAAATAATGTAGTATATTTGAAAATAAAAAGCAACTATTATGGGAAAAAAGGATACTAACGAGGTTCAATCAGTACAGGAGAAGAAAAATAAAACGGTTCATAATCGTGGTAATTTCCGCATGGAGTTGTCACATAATGGAAAAATTTATGTATTTCTTCCGGGTAAGACTACTATTGTGCCTAGAGATATGGTAATTCCCACGGACCTTAATAATCTTCATGTAGAGCAATGAACAAGATTATCGACAGTTTGGAAGTGATGTGTGAAAAAGATAATCCGCAGGATAGGAAACTTCTTTTGCTCGCCCATTTGGTACAGGATTCTGTAAAGGGTCTTGCAGAACGCCAACAGGAGTTGCAGGGAAGCCTTACTGAAACAAACAAGAAACTGGACAGTGTACTTGAGGCTATAACCAAGTACAAAAAAGATATGGACAATTGTCCTGTTTACGGTAATAAGGAATTGTTTGACAAAGTAAAATTCCTTATTAAGAATCCTAGGCTGTCATTGTTTCTTTTCTTGGGCATCATTTCCTTGCTGTCGGGATTATTCGGTTCAAGCGTTATCAGTATATTAAAATTAGTATTTGGCGTATGATAATGAAAAAGAATATCACGATTATTCTGGACCCTGCTCATGGTGAGGATGTTCCGGGTAAACGCTCTCCCGATGGTGTTCACAGGGAATACCGATGGAGCCGTGAGAGAGTAAGGGAGTTGAAAGTCATACTGGAGGCTATGGGTTATGAAGTCTATAAGACTACCGATTCTGAAAACGAACCGGGTCTTTCCAAGCGGAAAAATTTCGCTTCCAGTCTGAAATCTGACAAACCCAAGCTGTTGTTATCCCTGCATAATAATGCGGCTGGAAATGGTTCCGCATGGATGAACGCACGCGGAATCGCTGTATATACAAGCAAGGGAGTTACAAAATCTGATGTATGTGCTGATTTTATTATTGAACAATTCAAGAAGGACTTTCCCGAATTTAAAATCAGAATGTACAGGGCTGTAAATCTTGAAAAGGATTTCGAGGAAAATTTCACCGTTCTTATGGGGAACGGCTATATGGGTGTATTAATTGAATGGTTGTTTCAAGACAATAAAGAGGATGTCAAAGAACTTCAATCCTATCGTACTAACAAGAGGTTTGAAGATTCACTCGTAGAAGCTATCGAATCAATAAACGGCTATTTCGGAAAAGATGAAAAATAAGAAAGTTGTGATATTATTTTTGGCTGCATTAGCTGTTTGTGCATTTATATTTATTATATTTGTGCCAAAGAGTAGCGTTACCCCCAGTTCTCCACAAATAACCTATGAGGAATATCTGGAGAAGATAAAGGTTCTGAATGACACTATTCAAGAACTTAAAGGTGATGTAGCTAAATTTGAGGCTGAAATGTTGCTCTTGAAGGAACAGCGTAAAGTCTTGGAACAACAAATCGAACTAATCTTGAAGGAATATGAGAAAAGTGATTCTGCTATTGCTAATGGTGATTGGGAGTACAATATTAGGTTTCTCTCAGAATACTTATCCGAGATTGATTCATCTCGGACCCGACACACTACTGGCGATAACCCGTCAACAGCTCATTAATATTAACCATACAATAAATAAGGCTATCCATTTGGAGAAAACTAACAAAATTCTCCAGATGGATTTAGCTATTTCTGATTCCCTCTCTTATTTTCAGAACAGTATTATTGAAAAACAGGACTCTATCATATCCACTACTGAAAGAAAGTACATGGAAACCACCGCATTATCAGATGATTTACAGAAACAAATCGCCTATAATAAAAAACGGTACAAGAGAAACCTGTATAAAGTGGGAGTTGGTGCAACACTTTTGGGAGTTGTCCTAGGAGTGATTTTTAAATAGAAAACTAATTTTAAAAACAAGAAAAATGGCAAACGTAGGTTTAACAATTACCGAGGGTGTAAACAATGGTGTTTCCCCTTTTAGAGATGCTTCCAAAAGAAACATTGGTCTTGCCGGACAGTTTAACCGTGGTGGTGCTTTCAAGGCTACCAAGATTACTTCTATGGAAGATTTCAATGTGATTTTCGGAGGACAGAATGACGCTTTTTATGGACCTCGTATTGTTAAGAGTATCTTTGATGAAGCAGGGGACGCACCTGTTACCCTTTACCTTGCCAGAATGGTGGCTGTAACCGCAAAAGCTGCTACGGCTACTGTGAATCTGGATTCAAGTTCTTCGGTAACTATGGTGGTAAATGCTGCCTACAAGGGTACTCCGGACCCAGGAGCTTGGGCTAACGGAATCACTGTTACCCTGTATTCCTACGGGTCACTGGTAAGAGATATGTTCTCTCTTATCGTACAATACAAGACCAATACTCCCGAACAGTACAATTATGGAACATTGGCTGAAATTCAGGATGCGGTAAACAAAGTAAGTAAATACGTTACAGTTACTTTCAATGGTGAGATTGAGAAGATGAAATTCAAGGATGTGACCGGCACTGTAACCGCCAATACCTCAAGCAATGAGGTTACAGGTTCAGGAACTACATTCACTTCACTTAAAGCCGGAAATGTTCTGTATGATTCCAATGGAAAACTCGTAGGAACCATTGCGACGATATCCTCCGCAACCAAACTCACACTTACCAGCCGTGCCATTACTGCTGTGGAAGGAGCTTCTGTAAAAGTGCGTGAGGACAGTACATTCGTAGCTACACTTGCTAGCGGTGTTGACGGTGAGATTTCAGAGAACGACTATAAGCCGGGAGGTACTACCGACAGTCCTACAGGTCTTGCTGCATTTGACGGATTTGACGTTCAGATTATCGGAGTAACCGAATATCATTCACTTTCTATGGCTAAAGTTCTGCATACTTATTGTAAAGACCAGAAAAACGCTATAGGTATCTGTAATCTTCCGTTGAATGCCGATGAAGGTACTGCCGAATTGTACGCTATGGAGTTCCAGACTTCGGGAATCAGTTATCTGTGCAGTTACATGGGATGGTGTACAGTTCCGGATGATAGTGGAAATCCTGTTATGATTCCTGTAATGGGTCCTGTTCTGGGTGCAGGATTTATCCGTACTCCTTATTTGCAGGGTGACTTTATCCATATTCCACCGGCAGGTATTGATTCCCTGTTCAACAATGTTATGGAAATGATTCCACAGAGATTGTCACAGACAGTGATAAACAAGCTGGTTCAACAATTCTCATGTAACATTATCCAGTACGTTGAGAATACGGGATATTACATCGGAAGTTCACGTACTTATTCTACGAATGACCTGTACAAGAGTATTCATGTCAGATTGCAGACTTCCTACTATGTGCGCTCTCTTAATTCCAAGATGCGTTTCTTGGAACAGAAACCGAATACTCCCGAACTTAAACGTGAAGCTCTTGTGGAAGCCAGAAACTTCTTCAAGACTGAATATGATAACGGTGCTTTGGAAAGAAGCGTTGACTTTGATACTGCATACCAAGGTATCTGTGACAAGAGCAACAATCCAACAATCCTAGCACACAGGATAGAAAATTGCTTAACATTGATATTTTGTGGATACCTACCGAATGTACGGAAAGCGTCCATATCTCATTGTTAAGAAATGACAGTGTATTAACAACAACGGAAACGGAGGAATAATATGAAACCGCAGAAACCACAAGACATATATGTAGCCAACGGGTGGTACTTGAACATTCCCGTTCCCGGCATTATGAGTGATGCCATCTTTGAAACCTTGGAAGGTATGCAGAAACAGTCGGGTACGGTAGAAACCGTAGATGCAGGAACAAACCGTAAATACAAGTTCTCCACACAGTTGACTGACTACGGGGAAATGACACTTACCCGCTCATATCAAGGTAACGCTACAGACCGTGCACTGGAAGTATTGGTAAACCAGATGATTGAGAACGGACTTAAGTTGCCCGTTCAGGCTGTCAAGATGCACAACGGAAAGGAAGTGTTCACTATCGTATTCGAGGGATTCAGATTCCTGTCCGCAAATTATCCTACGTTCGATATCGCAAGCGAAGAGAAATTCACAGTTTCTTACGGGGCTACCTGTGACGGTTGGGATATCATTCCTGTAGGCGCATAAATAGTAACTAACTTAAAAACACTAATCGTAATATGGAAAATTTATTCTTTGAATTACCCGTAGGATTGAGAATCAACGGTGAGATTCATACAAACGTAGAACTGTTATCGACTAATGGTGTTGCTGAGAAGATATTTTTTTTTGAAAAGATTATCTGAAAAACCCTATACTTGGCAGGGAAATGTCGTTTCCGCAGCCGTTAAAAGTATAGGGAATATTCAGATTGGAGCCGAAGTACGCAAGAAATATCTTGAAGAAGGCTCTGTTACTATTCCGAATGCCGTTAGAAAGTTACCCATGTCCGAAATCAATACTCTTATGGTAGAGATTCACAGAAGGGTGTGGGTATCTTTCTTTCCCAAACAGGAAATAATCTGCAAGTATTGCGGTAAACGTCTGCTTGCGGATATTGATTTGGACAAAATTGATTATCTGCCGGAAGTGAAGGAAAGAATGGAAACCATGACCAACTACGAAGAGATTCCAGTCAACTTGAAACGAGGTTTCCGTCCTCCCGTTCTATCGAAGATTACAACAAAGGAAGAGTATGCAGGCATAACCGAGCGTACATATAATCGTTTCGTGTTCAGACCTCCATTGCTTGAGGACGCCATAAACCACGAGAAATATTTTACTGATAGCATAGGTTTCTGGCGACGTATTGCAATGAGTTGTCTTGAAAGAATCGAATGTGTGGACAAAAAGGGAAAGGTAACTGACGTGCTCCCCTCTGAATTTCATACCTATTACGGACTCAAGATATTTAATGAGTATCTGGATGGGATTGACTTGAGAGCTATCCGGAATGAATTGATGGAATATCTTCCTACTCTGCCATTTGCCTATTATGAGCCTTGCGGTTGCTCGGAAGCCCGTGAGATTCCTATGGTGATGGATGTGAGCAATTTTTTCTCGGAATGACGTTTTCTCCGTCTGATTATCACTTTTGGCATAAAGAGTACCCACAGTTTACCCAATGGGCTATTCAAAAGGGTGCTCTTTTTTTACCTAGAGAAACTGCGGAGGAACAGGATAATCAGTATGATTTAACGTCAAAGGCATATATTCTTATGAAACGTCTGGGTCAGGACTATTCCCGTATAATGTGTATGGATTCTGAGGAAAGGGACAAAATATTCCGTATGGAAATGGAACTTATCAGAAAGGAACAAAAACAAAATGAAGAAAAATAGTTATGGCAATACCTAGAGCAACATCGGGCAACAATTCCCAGTTCACTTATGACTTCGGAATTACCATAGCCCAAAGTACAGTAAATAAATTGGTAAGGCTGACTGGTGCTACGCTTACGCTGGCATCGGCCTTTTATGCTTTAAGGACCAATGCTGAAAAGTACGTTGACACATTACGGGAAAATTCTCTCCGCTTCGGTGGCATCCTCTCCACCATGAAAGCTATGGAGGCTGCTCAGAACAGACTTATAAAAGGACAATCCTTTTTCTCTGTGGACGACCAGTTACGTGGAATGAACTCCCTTATGGCTGTGGGCGTGAAAGTAGGTGAGAACTTCGAGTTCATAAACAAGGCGGCACATGCTACGGGAAAATCCTATGCACAGTTCGCAAATGCCATATCACAGGGAATACAAGGAAACATGCAGGCTCTAGTCGATATGGGGCTAATGACACAAAGGTCAACAAGGTATTTTGAAAAATACCGTGCCAATACCATACAACGGCAACAAGCGGTACTTAATTTCGTGAAACAACATAAAGGATTACAGGAGTTAATCAAAAACGACTTTCTCACAATACAGGACCAAATGAAAAGGTTGAATGCCAATATGAAAGGCTTCCTTACTGGTATTGTGGGAAAACCGAATGACCCTAACAGCCTTTACGGTCAGACAGTGGGTGCACTTAAATCCGTGGCTGATGCTTTCGCACGAAATTACCAAAGTATCGTACAATACGGAAAAGGTGTGGGCATAGTTCTCGGTTGGGTCGTCCGCCAAATCGGTCACATAATGGTGTGGTTGGGCAGGCAGGCTAAACAGGCGGTAAATTTTATTTTCGGTACGAGTGAAACCTTTGTTGAAAGAATGAGGACGCTTGTGGTTGTTCTGGAGTTCTGGAAATTGCGTGTCGTTTCATTCTTCAAGACATACAAGGATGAAATAAAGACAGTCCTTAAGCTGCTTATCGCATATCAGGCTTTGAAGAGCGTATTTGTCATAAGTAGTGCGGCAATCGCTTCCGCAAAGGCTTTTAGTGCTGCACTGATGGCGATTCCGTTATTTGGTGGAAAACGTGGTGTCACATTGACACTGGGCAAATACCTTACAACATTCTGGAGCAGACTGAAACTTATCTCCCGTATTCTTACGCAGACAGGATTCAAGGCTGCACTTGATACGTTGTTCAGCATAATGAAAATTACCGCTACGGGAAAATTTGCCAGTGGAATAGGACGTTCTCTTCTCTTTGTTGTTTCAATACTGAGAAATCTCCCATCTATAATAACAGCCGTATGGACCGCCTTAAACGCTACCAATCCTGTAGGCTGGATATTGTTGGCTGTATCTGCATTTACCGTTTTGTACGTAAAATGCGAGAAGTTCAGAAACTTCATAGACCGCATTTTCTCCAGTATAAAGGAATCAATACAGATTGTATGGAACTCCTTTGTATGGTTGTTCACACAAGTGAGAATCGGCTGGCAAGGATTGAAGGACGGGTTTGTGAATTACGTAATAAATCCAATTTCCGAGGCGGTTAAAAGTCTTGTTCCGGATATAAAGGGAATGTGGAACGCATTCAAGGATAATACTGTCGTAAGATGGTTGAGGGAAAACATCGTGGGTCCGATTGACAAGATAAAGAAGTTCATCATGCCTATGATAAAATTTGCAGCCGGAACACTTAATCCTTTTATCGGTACTGTAGATTTTCTCAGCAGCAGAAATGTGGGTAACTTGTTACGTGATACTAACAGGAATATTGCCGGAGCCGCCCGTGATTTAGCCAGTGAACACGGTTTTGGTGATTATACTTGGGGTGGAAATAATGCAGCTCCTACAGATTCCGTACCAACTGCCAATCCGATTATTTCGGGAACTCCCTCCGTATCTCAGAATACCACCGAGAATCAAAGTGTGGTGCTGGGAAATGGTGCTGTGCAAATTATTGTCCAGAAAGGGGAGAATATTGATGAAAGACGACTTGCACAGGAAGTAAGGCGTATTCTTGATGACATTCAACGTGATAACAGAATAAGAGGAGGTGTATAATGCCGGAAATAATTTCATCTACGATGTTCAGACCGTTCTACTCACTTTTCCGTAGTGGAACGTCAAACGCTTTTTCGGGTGATGCCGGAAGAAACCACAGAGGTTACACGCTTACACGTGGAATAATAATCAGTTCCGAGGATTTGAAAAAAAGTCTTTGGGAAAAAGGTTATTTCTTCCAGTTCAACCCACAGACCATATCCGACAACAAGGCTACCGCATACGAGGTTCGTCCTTATGCCGGATTACCGTATAATGATTATAACTGGAGTAACGGGGGTGAACGGATAATCAGTTTCCAATTATTCTTGGATGATACTCCGCAAAGTCACATAGCTTCTTTCCGTCCGGATGTGCTTGCCGACCAGATTGACAAGACGAGTACCAACAAGAATGCTTTCCAGTGGACAAGTTCGGGAGCGTATTCCCGTACCCGTGCGCATGAAAGAGGGGTGCTTGACAAAGTGGAACTGTTACAGTCCTTTCTTTACCCTGCACCAGTGGATAATGAGGAAACGCCCAAATTCGCACAAGGAGGAGTTGTTTCTATGAATCAGTTCAGACCACCGGCGACACTTGTATTCGCACTGGGTCCGATTTATCTGGAGGGAGTTTTAAAAAGTGCTCCTGTAAACTATACATTGTTTGATTCGGACCTTACGCCCATAAGGGCGACAGTGGATATAGAAATCGGAGTGTTTGAATACCAGAGTTTAACCCATATAATGATACCCGAAAAATGATAAGCCCTAATTTTTATAATACTAAAAACCTTGTTTCCCAGTTTTTGGGGGGCAAGGTTTTGCATTATCCTGTAAAGGACAAAAGCATAACATACGAATGGTACGACTATGTAATAAAGGCTCATGAAAACCTATATACCATAGCCGCAAGGATTTTCGGTGACGGTCTTGAATACATGTGGACGTATATCGCGGACAATAATCCGCCACGTATGCCCGATGATTGGAAAACGGGTGATATTATCCGGCTTCCCAGAGTGATAATAAGAGATAGTGATGTTCTAACTACAAAGTACAGCAATGTTCCAACCGATACAACCTCAGTTTAAAATCCGGCTTTACCCACGGGATAGCCGACCGCAGGGTAATGACAAATTCTCTTCCAAGGGATTGAGATATAATGCCGATAAGTTCGCATCATATATGGACATAGAGGAATGTGTCGCATATCCCGTGGTGTATGAGGAAACTGCGGATTTGATAAACAAACTTACATTCACGGTTGACAAACACGCAGATGTTCTTATTTACCGGATGTTTCTAGGAATGTGGGTGGTTCTTTTCGGAGGTTACTATGACGGTGACGGTAAAGGGATTCGGAAAGTTTTCTCCGGAACCGTTACACGTATTTACCTTGATTGCCCGGATAACGGTAAGATACGTTTCCGTGTGGAATGTATGGGGTATTCCTTTAATCAGATGGGAAAGGATACCTTTAATAACTTCACTTATCCGGACCCGAATAGCAAACGTCCTTTTGCCAAGGGAAGAACAACCATAACACTGGAACATCTTATACGCGGAATCGTGGAAGAATGCGGTATGGTAGTAGGAGAAATATCGCTGCCCTCTTCAAAAGCAGGGGAAACATTCACCTCTACGCATATTAGATACCAAAAAAACCTCTCCGATTGGAAATTCTTGCTATCTTTGGCAAAGTCCTATGGATGCACAATATGGACGGAGGTTCGTGACGGTACGGAGTATTTCTATTTCGTGGATATAAACAGGGCTGCAAACACAATCAATGACGAGATTTCATTTGTTTACCCTTTACAGGGCGACAAACTGAAAATTGAAAGCATAAACGCTTCCGAAACGCAGAGATTTTCCGATACAAGATGGAACCGTCCACGTATAATGAGAGGTGTTTCCGTTACCGAGGATATAGACCAAGCCAATGCTGTGGTTCGTTCATCCTATGACGTGGATATGGAAACGGGTGACGTTAAAATGCAGGTAAGTGAAATCGGTGAGGAAAACGGCAGGAAAGTTATCTATATGTATGAACTTGATGAAGCCAAGGTTGAATACATAAACCGTACCAATCCCGAACTGGCTGACAAGATAAGTAATTCGGGAATAACCGATATGAAGTGGAGCAGTGGCGTTCCCATTAAACAGGAATCCCCCGAATACGCACGTTACTATTACAAGCAGACCAAAATCGTGGATGCGGAAACTGCTGTTTTTGACCGTGCTTTCTTCGGAATAACCGTGGAGGCGACAGTCAATCAGGATTTGGATATACGCTCCCAAAGGTCTTATCCGATACGTGGAATACTGAGGTATGATACAACAAACCATACCGACCGTTATTTCTTAAGAGCCTTGCGCCATGTGTGGGATTCCAGTGGAACCAGTACCGAATTAGAATTTATACGATGATTGAATTTTACAGACTTACAGGAAAAAGTGACGGGGATAGGATACAGGTAAAAGCCCGTACAGGTGAGGAAATGTACGCACCCATGATTAATGTGGGTACGTCCACTTCCGTACCTACACAGAAATGGCTGTTGGAGAACAAGGACAATTTCATTGCCCTAGTTTCTTATGAACGGGATTCGTTTTCCCGTCCTCTTATTATAGGATTCTATCCCGTCAAAGGTGCAAAATCTTCCGATTTCGATTTGATGCTCAAGGTTATGAACCTGTTTGATAATCTCCTTGAGCATCTGTTACAGGCAAAGACCAATACGATGATGGGTCCGCAGATGTTCTTCCCGGATACCATACAGAAAATACAGGAAACGAAAGTGAAGCTGGAGGAACTTAAACAAGAACGCTTAGAGATAAACAAATAATGGAAACTGTTGCACTGTTATATGAAGATTACCAGAAGGAACTTGCAGAGGATTTCAAGAACACCTTTTTAAAGCGTGCTTCCGATACCGATTCAAGCAGGTCTAATGATACAGTCATTGACGAAGTTACAGATATGCTGTCAACCAACATAGCCGTATATACGGAAAAACTTCTCCAGCGATGGGGATTCTCTTCCGGCGGTGAAGGTGGTGGCGGTGGTGATGTTACCGTAACTCTTGATGATTTGTTGAAAAAATACCTTTCGGATAACTACGTCACAATAAAGGGCGACCAAGAAGTTTTCGGTGAAAAGGACTTCCGTAAGGGAATACGTATTGCAGGAAGAAGATTATACTGGGATGAAGGTAATGACGCACTTGTAATTGAAGGTGCTGCATATACTACCCGATGGTTGTCCGCTAAAGGAGTGTCACCGGGTGGTGGAGGTGCAGGAAGTGGGGGTGCTGCTGCCATGTACCAATTGATAGATGTAAGCCCTAATGATACCAAGGATGCCGTACTCGGTGCGGAAAAGGATTATGTACTTACATTTGACGGGAGTTTCTGGAGAGGTATGCCCAATAAGGGAGGTCTTTCCAGCAAACTTTTTACTGCCCTTGACAAAGAGGGGAACGAAGTGAATCCGGATGATGAAAATGCGGAAATATATGCCATACGTGCCAATTATTCCCTGTGGTCTGTGGGATTCCTGTCTGCCAAAGGTATATCTGATGGAGGAACAGGAGGCGGTGGAGGTGGTGCGGTAGCTCTGTACCAGTTGCTTGATGTGGAGAAAAATTCCGATATCACAGGTGTGGCTGGTGCTACAAAAGGCAGTGTACTTACATTCAACGGCGATAAATGGTATGCTGACAAACCAAAAACCGCAGAGGGAATAAACCGTCTTTTCTCCGCTTTGGATGCAGATGGAAATGAAGTGGACTTGAATGATGAATCAAAACTGGGCACTATAACAAACATACGTGCCAATTATGCGCTATGGTCTGTGGACTGGATTTCCGCAAAGGGAAAATCTTCCGGCGGAAGTGGTGGCGGAGGTGGTCTTATCAGTCTTGTCTATGGGTTTGAATCACTGGGAGGAACATTCGATAACAACGACAATACGGCTACTTTCAATGCTTTTACCATAAATGAGATTTGGAAACTTGCAAGTTCAGGACTTACCAATGTAACAGTAACAGGTTCGGGTAATGCAGTTACCGATGTAACCAAAGGTTCTGATGGACGCTCCCTTACTTTTACCAAGGGGAATATGTTCGCTTCCAAATCGGAATTTGACGCACTGAATACGAAATTTAATGATTTTTTGACAGGCAGCGATGCGGATGATATCATAAACAAATGGTCTGAACTTGAGGTTTTCCTACAGGGCATGAAGGAGAGTGATAACCTTGCGGTTATTTTGCAGAGTAAAATGGATAAGTCTGCATTCAACAAACTTTTCTCCGCACTTGATTCGGATGGTAACGAGATAGACCCGTCCGATGATACAAAAACCGTAGCTGCCATAAGGGCTAATTTCGGTTTTTGGGGCGTTGACTATGTTTCCGCCAAGGGTGTTTCTATGTCCGGCGTTCAGACAGGAACTCTTGCCGACCTTACCGATGTGGAGATAACCAATCCTACAAACGGTCAGGCGCTGAAATATGATGCCATTTCACAAAAATGGGTAAACGGGACCATTGATTCATTCAACGTAAACCAGATGTGGACTGAACTTACTAAGGCTGATTCAAGTAAAGTCATAGACGCAAGTCATATCCCTACTTCCGTATTGGACGGTAGATGGGTTACTTTATCCACCAATCAAACTATCACAGGGCAGAAAACATTTACGCAGCAACTAAAGTCGACTGTTGCCACAGGGTTATCACCGTTGATAGTTTCAAGCAATACGGTTGTAAGTAACCTTAACGCGGATTTACTTGACGGGCAACATCTGTCCGACCTTGACGGAAGATATGCTGTCCGACCTTGACGGAAGATATGTCAATGTAACCGGAGATACTATGACAGGTAATTTGACTATGAATAATACCAAAGGATTCAATATAGGTTGGTCAACAAGAGTGGCTAAAAATTCGGGCGTTTGGATTCATGGTGGCGCGGACGCAGCTTCCTCAACCGATGCAAATTTGCGTTTCGCATCATGGTATGGAATAGGTTGGTATCCTACGATAGATACTGCCAGTGGTGTCAGACAGGGAAACAATGCCATGTGGTTGAATGTACAGCACCATTCGGGAAAATATCTGATTATGTGTACTGGTGGAGGATTGGCAGGTATCGGTACTAACTCTCCGGGCGAAAAATTACATGTTGCAGGTAACACTAGAACTGACGGATACTTTAAATCCACCGTAGGCACAGGCACACAGCCTTATCAGTGTTCGTCTACAACATTGAACTCTAATTTAAACGCGGACTTACTGGACGGACAACATGGAGCATACTATCAGAATCGTACATACGATGGTTTTGTTTCACAATATCAGAATTATGACTATATAGAATGTTTAAGATTAGTGATTCCTAGCGGTCAGAATCAGCTACGAGTCTACGTAGTGTTTGACTTATGTAGAACTGAAACGGGTGGTAATATGAGTGGGCGTGCAGTTCTTAGAATACGTAGAAATACGGATAATACGGCAGGTTACATTTTCTATGTAACAAATTTCGGGCAATCCTGGCTTCCCGAATTAAGATGTACAACGGATGATGGTATAACATGGAGAGTATGGATGAAATGTGTAAAGAACAGTTATGACCCGTATATTGCAGTAAAGATAGTGGAACAATATCCTGGATATGCGACTATACAAAATAATGGCACTACGGGAACACCTAGTGGTTCAAAATATACTGTTGTCGCAGGAACAGCAGGTCTTGCCAATGCGGCAAATGTATGGGTTAACACTAGAACGTTCTACACCAACAGCCATGATTCTTATCGTGCTAGTTCAGGAGTAAGTGTAAATGGAAGTAGTAATGTTACGTTGCTTTTGCCAAATTCCATAAGATGCTCTGATTGGTTCAGAAGTACGGGGACCACGGGATGGTATAACGATACATACGGCGGTGGAATCTATATGACAGACAGTAGTTATATACGTAATTTTAATAGTAAAAGATTACGTATCCAAACAGACACTTATGATACTATCCAACTAGTAAGAACCAGCGGTTCCGGAGGAGCCTCCATAGCTTTTTATAATAATGGAGGAACTTTTAGGGGGCAGTTAGGATGTACTGCAAACAGTTGGTTTTCGTTTGACACTGGTACTGCTACAGCTAATCAAAATGTGGTTGAAATATCTCCTGCGGGTGGAATACACTCAAAGGCTGAGATAACGGCCAAGGCTAGCGGTTCTGATATTAGGCTAAAAAAAGATATTCAGAATTACAATGCCATGAATATCATAAAAAAGTTCAGGTCTGTGAAATATCACTGGAATGATATTGCCAAGGCTAATTCAGAGGTGTATAATAATGACTATGACCAGTTTGGTTTGATAGCACAAGACCTTATAGCGGGAGGGTTTAGGCATTGGGTAAGGGATGTATTCCATGATTACTATACGGTTACTTATGAAAGGCTTATCCCTGTTGTATGGAAAGGCTTGCAGGAAGTCGATGATGAAGTCACAAAACTGAGAAGAGAAGTAGTTCGACTCAATAAGAGGGTTGAGGAGCTCGAAAAATCCCTGTGTGCATAAACAGGGATTGCTCTTTGCGCTTTTTGGATAATATTGTTATATTTGGAACAAATAAAAACCATTATATGAAAAAGATAATTATTTGGCTGGCAAAAGTATTCCATGTGGAACTTCCCAAAGCGGAAGTAATTAAGGAATATAAATGGATTCCCCTGGATGGTAAAATTACTGGGAATGTTGTCATTGAGGGAGATGTATTGATTAAGGGAAATGTAGAGGTTACGGGTAATCTTACCGCTACCGGATATATTACCGCAAAAGGAACTGATTCTGATATAATTGCACTTTATGAAAGGAATAATTAATTTCGGGCTTCTAGGCATAAGAAGGGTTTTCGGGGGTGTGATGCCCCCAAAGCCGTCCATAGATAAATGGGTAAGGGAGCATATAGTGTTTTGGTATGATATGGCTAAACCTGTGGATGTTTATACACAGAATTTTAACGACTGGAGACCGTATCCCTCTGTAAATGCTGATATAATTATAACAAGCACCTCATTTGTCATAACTAGATTTGCTACACTGAACGATACAGTAAAGTGCTACATTCCTAGCCAAACAAAAAATTTCCCAGGAATGAAAGTGGAAGTGAAAGGTATAGTTGACGGGCAGGAATTATACTGGGGATATAGAGCTGATGCAAAATTAGTCAATATCACATCAGACGGAACCTATGATATTCCGCCATTAGGAACCGTAATGGGTAATTTGTCATTCAGAAACGGGAATATTGCAGGTGCTTGTAATATCACCATTACCCAGCTCCCGTCAGGACAATCCGTTCCCACAAACGAGATACTAAAAGCCAATCCATACTTGCAGGATTTCAGTGGAAACAACAGACCATTGAAATTGAATAATTTCCTGTTCTCGGCTATGAGTGGTGTGGGAGGATATGATATATCTAGTATGAATATTCTTCCGGATAGGGCTGTTGTGACGGTAACAGACAATAGGATTATACATATTACTAGCAAGCTATCCACTACTAATAATATGGTAAATATAGTACCGTCAAATTCTACGCCTACTCATAAATTTAAAGTTACAGGGCTACAAGATGGTAGACAGGTTAGCTTAGTTAACAGAATGGGGGGATTCTACACATTTGACAATGGAGAACATGAGGTTACTCTGTCTTATCCCGAAGGTACTGAATCACTATATAATGCTATAGGAGTTACAGGAGATGCCGGAGATATGGATGTAACAATAGAGTTTATTCCTAAATACCCAAATGCCCTAGTAACGGATGGAGTGGATGATTATGGGCAGGTGCAGAATTTGTCACAGGGAGTTAAGATGCTGTTCTATACTTGTAATAATTTCAGGTTAGGTCAGCAACTATATGACCAAAGAAAAGTTGGGTATGATAAAGTAACCTCTAGTTATTTTTCAATTTTTGCCGAATCGAACTCAATAGCTTATAATGCTAGAAACGTTGACGGAAGCACATATATTGATGGAGTATTAAATGAAACTATTATTGCGGATAATCTTCTTGAAAAGAAAGCAGTTATAACAATAGTAAATGGTAGTGCTGACAGTGAAAAGACAGGTACACCGTCTTTCTTTTCGTTATATAATAATTTAGGTTATTTTGGAACACTAGCTTTCTATAACTCCATAGGATTTGATGCTGTTCCAACAAAGGAAACCGATGGATTCACCGAACAGGAAGTTATAAACTGGGTTATTGCCAATATGATAAACGGGAACTCTCAAAACGGGGTGTTTCCTTATGTTTTTCCCTTAAAAGTAAACTAATATGGAATTTACAGTAATACCGAAAAATGATTTGGCAGAATTATTTTCTCCCGAAGAGATAGCCGAAATGAGGCATTCCATTGACGGGAAAACGATAATGATACATTATGAGAAAGTTGTAGAACGGCTTCCTATGGCACTTTCCGAGGATTCCGAAATAGATTTTCCATATCCTGTCTATGAAAGTAATTCCAAAGAATTTTCGGATTTGTTGGAATCAAGTAACTGGAACAGTAATAAAGAATAGATTATGTCACATTCAAATGGAAAAATAACCGCCCCAGTGGGAATAGACGCGGATATTGCTCCCGTTCTAGGTGTCGGTAGTTATGATTTGGGGTATTTGTGCTCCAATACTCACGGAAAAATAAATCCTTGGGCTAGATACAAACCTGTACGGTACAGCAGTCTTGCACCGGGTGCAAATGAAAAATGGTGGCAGGCTTTTGACGGTAACTGCGGAATATCTCCAAAAAAGATATCAAGTTATACGGATGCCGTAAACTATGCCAACGGAGGTATGAACGGATGGGAATATATGCCCCCTCTGGGTGGGGATTCATCTCCTTACCGTGCTTTGGACTTTGACGGGTATAACCATAACGCCAGAGCACCAATCGGCAATTTCCTTGTTCCCTCTCAGGCTACAAACCAATTTACAAGCAGCTCTTTCACGGCTTCATGTACCATTATGATGCCCTCGGAAGGTTCCCAGTTGTTGGATGAACTTAACATAGGGGATATTTCAACCGTGAAGGACTGTTATTTCGGAATATACGTGAAACAACGTAGTGGAAACCAGACTAGAAGAGTTACCGCAAAAAGTGCGATAGGAAGCGGTTACGCTATGGCGGAAATGATAACTTACGGTATGCCTACGGGAACTTGGGATGTTTATCCTTTCCTCTGTACGGCGATTCTTGAACAGGATGCTGCCGATGTAGCCAATAATTGCTATTCCATACCTTTATTGTCAAGCAAGTCAATCGAGATTATCGCTTCTTATGTCAGCATTACCGTACTTGCCGGACTTCTTCCGTCAACGGCTGGAAATACCACGGTTACTCTGAGAGTGACAAACCGTTCTTCAAGCACAATGACTTTCAAGAACAATGCTTGGTGGACGCGTTTTGTAAACAAGAATTTCAACGATTCGTTGATACTCGGAGAACAGACTGGCAAGATAGCCGATTTTGATGTTCCTGCCGGCACTACCAAGGAAATGGAAGTGACAGTATCGGTTTCATCCCAATTGGTTCAGGCTAAGAATGCCAAATTGTGGATAAGTCTTAATAGTGCAAGTTATATAGGTAGCTCCATATTTATGGTGGCTCCCGACCAATAAAACAATAAGTTATGAAAAAAGTGGATATCTTAATCAAAGGTAATCTCTGTTGCTCGACAACGGGAGGGGGGCTAATTGCCTGTAGGCACATTCCCTCTGACTATGATGTGAACGGGGCTGTCATTATAACAGGTGACACCCGTTTCACTTCTATTGATATAAAAGACAAGACCGTCTTGGTTCTGGGTCATATAACCGCTTTGGAGAAAGGAGGTAACAATGGCTCACTCTAATGGAAAAATTACTGCACCTGTAGGTATTGATGCCGATATTGCTCCTGTACTCGGAGTAGGCAGCTACGACCTTGGCTATCTTTGTTCCAACGCCCACGGTAAGATAAACAAATGGAGCTACATAAAACCCAAAGAAGCCAATACTCCGGATTTCAACAATGCCAATCTTCCGGGTCTTATCTATGATTCTGTAAACAAGACCATAGTGTATGATGTTCCGAAAACATGGTACAGAGCATTAGACTTTGACGGCTACGACCATAACGCCAAGCCTCCTACAATAGATAATGAACTATTGCTTAATCCTGTAAGTTCTACTGCCGTAAGATGGACGCTTACAATAACTCCTTACTGGGCAGACCCTAGGTATAACTGGGGAAGCATCTTAGGTGGGTTTACATGGGCCAACATGAAAATAAAGGTAGAAGTTTACAATAAAAACAACGTTCTTGTGGATTCCGGAACATTCACTGTAAGTGATATTGCCGATACAGGAAGGGTTTCCTTGGAATTATTGAGAAACGGTCTGATAGTTTTTGGAGATACATTTGTTTACCTTAAAGGGTATTTCTGTGATTATAACGGAAACGTTCTTTGCATGATTCCCAGTTCTTCGGACGGACTTGTAAGAAAACCCATAGTGGTTACACAGAGCCTATATATCTATATCGGAGAAACTACAGCCAATGCTTCCGGATTTGCTGTTACAGGTACTCTTGTAGGAGGTGACGGAGGTACTTCCGCACAATGCCGACTTAGTGTTACCAACAATACTTCCAACGACTATGTGGCTTCTACAGGAAGACCTTATGCACGGTATAGATGGAGAGCTAAAGATGGTTCCTACACAGGTACATGGTCTGGAAACATTTCCATGCCATCATGCGCCAATATACCAAAGTCTTTCACCCGTATGGATACAGTAGATGCAGGAAGCCCCCCATCTTATGGAAATGTAACTCAATGGTACATAGATTATCAAGTAGTTATATATTAAAAAGTAGCCCACCTAATAAGTGGGCTACTTTTATGTAGTAACATATTCTGGGTCTGGACCACTATCTTTTTTCATTCTAAGAATAACATAGTCAGTTATATTATAATAGTAGCCATCGGTATGCTTGTAGACAATATTAGTAGTGACTAACAGAACATCTTCACTAGCATTTGTCATTTTAGGTATCTGTGACCTGTCACAGCCATAGTTCATGGTACTACTTCCTCCAGCGTTTATGCTCCAATTTGTAAGGTTTACACCTCTTTTTAGTGGAACATAGGCATAATACTGTCTGTTTGTTCCCGGCCAACGAAATTGGACAAACACATTATCATTGCTAATGGTGTATTTACTGCCATTATTAAGATTAAGTGTAGCCCACAGGAGATTCTGATTGTTCAAGTTAAGAATCCTAGAACCTACTCCGCCATAATATTCCGACATGGCATAATTAGAACCATTATCTGTAAAAGATACATTCGGCCACATGGATATGGTTATTCCGTGGTCTGAGGTTATCACCAACTTTCCCCTTTCTTTTCCTTGTGGGAAAAATCCCTTGAAAGTGCCATTTCTTTCAATGTCCAACACTACATTATAAGTACCAGCACCCAAATTTGTAGTAAGTGCCAAAAAAGGAACTCTGAAACTCAAAGATTGCTTGTCTACGGGAATAGTGACAACATAATATTTTCCAGAACCTCCAGAAGCGGTTATAAAGCATCTCAGATTATATCCATTGAGAAGTGTATCCCTCAAATCATAGCAAGTTATTTTCTCTACTGCATCTTCGAGATATATAAGGAGGTCTGATTTGTCATTAAAGATATCACGCTTCATATCATAGTTTTTAAGCCCTAGTCCCGTAGTCATGTTATGGTCGTAGCCATTAAAATCCAATGCTCGGAACCAATCTCCGTTTGCAGGTGGTGTATATGAGAATATTCCGTAATCGTGATTTCCGCCCTCTACAAAACTAAGACCATACGCTACGGCATGGCGTTCCGCATCTCCTATCTCTCCGGGTACTGAGGATTTCACTGGCTTGATTTTACTCCATTTGTTTATCTTACCGTGGGCGTTGGAACAAAGATAGGTAATAATTTGGTGACTACAGATTTAATTTATTATATTTGTGGAGTTATATAGGCACATTTTAAACTAAAAATTATGGAAATCAAATTCAATTCATTACAACAGGCGACTATCGGAGTATCAGGTAGTGATATTACCTATGAGTGTATGGGTAATGCCAGTATTTCGGGAAATACTCTCAACTCATTTGAGAGTGGTAATATCACCAAGAAAAGTGACGGAACACATCTTGCCAATTTCAGTTCTTTCAGAGATGGGCAAATGAGTATAAACTTTGAAGGCGGTTCTCCGGAGGACTGGCCCAATCTTATAAGCGTTGCCAATAACTTCTTGGCTGATTTGAGAGAAAAAGTCAGCACTATTGACTTTAGTACAATGAATCTTTAAATTAAATACTGATTATGGCTGAAACTAAGAAAGAAAAAGGTTTGACATTTACAAAAGGAGAAACTATCCAGTTGGCTACAACCTTAAAAGAGTTACATTATGGTAGTCTGTCCTCAGAAGGGGCAATGAAATTATTGAAGAACACCCTTAGTGTATGCAAGGAACAAGACGCTGCCGAAAAAGCCCAACAGGCTATTGTCAAAGGTTTCCGTACCGATGAATACAAGACGTTGAGTGAAAAAGTGCAGCAAAATGATGCTACGGAAGAGGAAAAGAAACATTTCGATTCACTCAACCGCACCGCAATGAATAAAATCAATGAACTTACTGAGATTCTGTTTAATGAGGAAGTAACTCTGGAAATACAGAAATTCACTGACGAGGAATTTGATAAAATCCGTGAAGCCAACAAGGATAAAGTTACTAACGGTGGATTTGTCACTATCTATAAATGGTTATGTTAAAGGGATTACAAAGCAGGTTTCTGTTGGTTGACGGCAAGTTCAACCTTACTTCCGGAGTGGAGAAACATAAGGACGGGATTTGGTTTTATTGTGTGTTCGATACGTTCCGTATTTATGCTTCCGACTTCGGAGCCAAGTTTGTCAACTTCCTACAGAAACCGGCTTCCTTTTTCGTAATGAACAGAACACTGATAATAGGTAACTTGCAGAAGGGAATCAAGAAATATGTTCCCGGCGTTTCCATAAAGACCATTGATGTAGGGTATTTTGCCAATGACAGGACTGAATATCATTTGAAGATAGAATATACTTCCACGGATGATAAACAAAACAAGATTGATGATGTAACTTTCGTATAACCGGCTGGCATATATGCCGTACTTCATTCAGGTGCATGATTGAAACAAATTAAAAACTTTACTATGGCTCAGACAAAGGAAGAACTTTTAAAATACTTCGCCAGTCTTGATGTGGCACGTTTACAGAAATTGCAGAACTATTCCAAGTTACTCATAATTCCGGAAGAGGATTTGCTTTCAAACGCCACCATGTCACAGATGGTGCAAAAAGCCCACTCACTGGCTGATTCCCTTTTCCCAGAATGGACTGACCGCAGTGAATCCGATTTCGGGGAATTTCTAGTGGAGCTGTTCGCCATTTTTTCGGAAAAGGATTTTTGGTATCTCAACGCTTTTGCCAATGAAAGCATATTAAGAAAAATGCGCTCGTACAGTAACGCATTTTCCAAGGCATCCTCTATGGGTTATCAGGCTATCACTTGCAAAAGTGCTTCGGCAAGTTTTAACGTGCAGTTTGTTGCAGGACCAGCCGCTACTTACCATAGGGGCGATTTGCTTGTAAGTGTGGGTGACAAAAAATTCACCAACTGGGAAGAATTTTCGCTGCCTGTCAATGCTGCAAGCACCACCAAACAGATTACTCTGCATGAGGGAACACTTTATGCGGAAGATTTCATGTTCAGTGGGTATTCGGTACTGGTAAGAAAGGAGAACATTGATATAAACAGTATTTCCGTGGTTATAGACAATGTAACCTATACACGGGTGAATAACTTCGGATTCTCTTCTCCCGAAAGCACACATTACCTAGTCATTCCGGAAGAAGATGGTTCAGTAGGAATATTCTTTGGTGATGGTACTTACGGAATAAAACCCCCCATAGGAAAGGCTATTCATGTTGAATACCGGAAATCAAGCGGTGCTGATGGTAATCTTTCTGTTCAGAACGCTTCCGTACTGGATTCACTGGCATCACGAAGCGCCACTTCCGTAACCATGCTTACAGCTTCCACAGGCGGTACTAATGCGGATACGTTTGCTGCCATACGTGAAAAGGCTCCCACTTATTTCGCTACAAAACGGGCTGTTATCAATGAGGAAATCGCTGAACAGACACTTAACAATTTCCCGTTTGTGCATAAATCCAAGGTAAAAGTGATGGGGCGACAGGTAAGTTACATGGTTATACCTACTTCGGGAAGTGCAGAATTAAATTCTTCCGAGCTTTCCACGCTCAATACGGAATTTGTTCCCTATGTGATGGGAGGTTATGAAGCCAATCATGCAAACAACCAGTACGTCAATTTACTTACGGCACTGGGTGCTACGAAATTCATAGTGGACGCTGTTGTTGCTCCCGGCTATGATATGGCTTCCATACGTAGCGGTATCTTACAGGTGGTAAGTGATGTTACAAATCCTTTGGTGCGTGCGGAATACGGGGTAGGAATAACAAAATCAGGTCTGGATATCCTTATCCGTTCCTCTGTTGCAGGGGTTCAGAACTGTACGTTCAAGAAACTTTCGGGAAGTACGGAATCAATAATTCCCGAAGTTGTCCTAGGAGAGTTGGAGATTTTCAGTACAATTGACACATCTAAAGTGGAGGTAAGATTAAATGTCGTTTAAAAGTAACATACCGGAACAGGTGCTTGCACATCCCAATACGAAAAAGTTCATATCTGTAATGGACGGGGTTAATGAAGTGAAGTCGGATATCATATTCACTTCATTACGTGCATATAATCCGGCACTGCTTCTTGATAAGAACTGGCTGCTTAAACGTCTGGGTGACTATGGTGTGGATTTCATACCTATGGAGTTTCCATTACCTATTATACAGCAGTTTCTTCTCAATGCAGATATTATTCTTGGTACTAGGGGAAGTAAAAAAGGCGTTGAATTGTTCCTTAGTGTAATGACACTGGGAACAGTATCGGTAAACTTCAATTCCTTTTATGCGGACCCACAGGTATTGCTCCTTAACTCCCTTATACAAGGGCACATAGTGGGTGACAGTACAGACCCGAAGTTCTATCTTATAGGTAACTCGGATATCATAAATCCGGCGGTTACTTTTTCGGCTACAATAAACAGCATATATTTCGGTACTTCCTATAAGGATGTTATCGTAAATACAATAAAAAAGGTGCTTCCGTCATGGCTGGGTTTCAGTCCTAACAAGACCATAAACATAACAACCAATACGGCAAGCAGCTATTATTTTCATCCGTTACTAAATCCGTATTTTGTATGAGTGCAATTATAGAAAGAGCGTTCAATAAGACGCAGAAAATTATCCGTGCGGTTTTCAGAGGCTCCCCAAACCTTATAACCACATCTGATTTGAACCGGCAGTTTGAAAGCATGAGGTATCAGGCTGACCGTATAGACGAGCGTATCGGTGTGATTAGTGACCTTTCATTAAAAGTCGAAGTTGAGGATGATACTTGGACAATCACCCCGTCATTTACTTATCTTGAGGCTAAAGGGCTTTCTTTCAATCCGGAAAAATCAGCCGTTTCTTTGTTTAGTGAGAGTGGTGTTTATCTCTGCTTAACTGCTGATACTGAAACAGTTACGTATGCTTCGGACTTTAGCCATGAGATTGCTGGAGCGTCATTTGCAGACGGTACTTCTATGGCTTCCGCAGACCAGTTGGTGTACAAAAATGAAAGCATAGTGGTTGTCAAAGACCCTTCATCGCTGAACAACTTGGTAGCAGTTCTGGCACGATGCACCAAGGATGCCACAATCATCTATGCCATACCTAACAGGTCAACCATACAGGACTATGTAAAGACAGTGGTTAACCCTCTTCTCAGCAGAATTGCACTTTTGGAATCGGCGATAATAAATACCGTTACCGTGGGAAGCATAATGATGTGGAATAAGTCACTTCTGGGTAAAGTAACCATTGAGGATATCAAGAACTCTATTCCTTACGGCTTTGTTCCCTGCCACAGACTTATGCTGGGTACTGCCACCGCCAACACTGAATTTGCGGCATGGTCTGCCTATTGTAAGGAACTGGGATTCACGATAACAATGACCGGAGGTTCCACATATTCAATCAATTTCGCCCAGATTACCGGCGTTCCTCTTATGGATGGACGTTTCCCGTTGGGTCCTAATACTGCCTACACTCTGGGTTCTACAGGAGGTAAAGAATCCATTACACTTACCGAAAGCCAGCTTCCATCACATACCCACGTATATTCCGGAACAAACAAGGATGTGGGCAGGGCTTATAATTTCACCAAGGCTAACGGTAAATCAGGAACTTATTCCAAAACCCAGATTGCCGAAAATGGTACGGGAGCGGATGGTAATGATAACCGGAGTGCGGCTTCCGAAACCACACCAACAGGTGATGGCAC